CGTTGGCAAGCTGGGAGCGTGAACTGCTCCGTATCGTTCGCAAGATCGCTCAGTATTTCTATCCACAGATGCAGACCCAGGTCATGAATGAAGGGTGGGCAACCTTCACCCACTTCCACATCATGACTCGCCTTATGGAGGACGGCTACCTGACTCATGGCTCGTATCAGGAGTTCCTGCGCGATCACACCAACGTGGTTATGCAGCGCCCCCAGACAGCCCTGAATCCGTACTACCTAGGTTTCGAGATGTTCCGCGATATCAAGCGCATCTGCTTGGAGCCGACCGCTGAAGACAAGGCTTGGTTTGACTTCGCTGGCAACCCTGACTGGGTGAGCGTTTGCAACGACGCGGTGCGGAATTACCGCGACGAGAGCTTCATCCTTCAGTTCCTGAGCCCACACCTGATCCGCAAGCTCAAGCTGTTTGCGGTCCACGACACTCGCGCAGCCAGCTTCTATAGGGTGGACGCTATCCACGACGATGCGGGCTACAAGAAGATCCGCAAGACCCTGAGCGAGCAGTACCTGATCGGAGCCAAGATCCCAGACCTGTCCATAGTTGACTGTGACATCATGGGTGATCGCACTCTCAAGCTGCACTACGAGCCGTTCCGCGACCAGCACCTCAACAAGGAGATGGGTTTGAAGGTTCTCGGCCACATGCGCGCCTTGTGGGGGTTCGAGGTCGAGATCCACAACTACGACGGCGACGGATATAGTTCAGTACTCTCATCGAAGGACCTTTGACATGACCTCCCAAGAGCAACCAAAGCAACAAGTGAACGAACGCATGAGCGCAGATGACTGGACCGAGCGCTACAGCTTAGGGGACGTAAACCAGGGCAATCGCCTCGGTCTCCTCTACGCCAAGTTCTTCGTATTCTTGCGTCGCCTACCTGCATCCCTCACGACGAGCTGGAGCAAGTTCTTCCCCTACCGCGTCTACTGCACATACAAGGGTGAGCGCTACCGAGTTACTGGGGCCTCGCGCCTCGGTGACATCTGGCTGTCCAAGGACTTCGGTAGCCAGTACACGGATCGCGTGTACGTGGACGAATGCTCGAACTTCAGCGCAGCTGTCCAGACTCTGAGCAACGGTGGGCTCCCGGTGTTCCTTGAGCACATTGCTATAGCGCAAGGTGCACTCAACAGGCAGATCGAGCTTCTGACAGATCACCGCATGAAGGAGGCCGAACTTGATGGTGCTGAAGGGTTCAGCTTCCACGTCAAACGCCGCACACTCGGCCAACTGGACGATGTGATCAACGTGCTGCTTGAGGCTGAGGACAAGATCAACTCCCACTTTAAGGTAGCACTGGCCTGTGTCGAAGAAGACCTCAAACAACTGAAGGACAAAGAATGAATACGAAGAAGTACGCCGTCATCGACATTGACGGCTGCGTTGTTGACTGCTCCGCCCGCATGCACCTGTTCGACCGGAACGGGGATCTGGCGGCTTTCCACGATGCCTGGGAGATGGACGAGCCTATCCAGCAGGGGATCTGGCTGGTTCTCGGGTTGTTCCTCTCCGAGTACAAGATTGTCTTCAACACGTCACGTGACGAGGGCAGTCGTGAACACACTTTGCTGACTCTCAACAAGTTCTTGCCGGAGCTCGGTGGGCGGTTCATGCTGTTGATGCGCCCTGCAGGCGGCAAGCATAACCCAGAGACCCAGCCACAAGAGAAGCTGGCCGCTCTGACCTCTGCAGGTATTCACCCGGATGACGTGTTCCTTGCTGTGGACGATCGCTTGTCTATCTGTGAGGCGTACCGCGCTCAAGGCATTGTGTCCTGGCAACTTGGCCCTGATTGGAACTGATATGAAACTCAACGTTACCATTACCGAAGTGCAACGCCGTGAGGTGGATGTATCCCCGGGTGAGTTTGCACACGTTCTGCTTGTTCGCCTCAAGGTTCAGTTGCAACCGCGCGAAGTAGCGAAGTACGACGACTGGTACATCGACGACTTCGGTCACATCATTGGCGTCACCGAGTACCATCACGGATCCGATTCCTACACAAGCCTGGGTCCCGCAGACACAGAGCTTCTCGAGAACTACCGCGCCATCCATCGGGTGGCCAAACTCTTGGAGAATATCAAATGAACAACCAATCACCCGCATCCTTGGCCGACGAATGGGACAGCGGCCGTTCCGGCTACCGCTACCTATTCACTGTGGCCGAGAAGATGGCTGCCGAACTCCGACGACTGGACTCTATCGTCCGTGAGCGAGATGAGCTGAAGGCCAAGGTCGAGGCATTGGAAAAGCTCTCGGTGACCAAGGTCATGATAGACGTCGTACCTGGATCAGACGGCATGGGTCACGAAGTCTACGCCAAGTCGGTCGATGAGCTCTGCGAACACATGGGCAAGATCTACGAGGAGCTTGGAGATTGGCAGCTTGGTATCCGCCGCCACTCATCTGACACCCATCAGGCGCAATCCGAGACGCACACGTTCCAGCAGCGTGTGAAGCCTTGGCTCGTTGAGTGCTTCGGTGAAGCCATGGCGTTCGATCGGCAAGGGCGCAGCCATCGCTTTCTTGAGGAGGCTCTTGAGCTTGTGCAGTCTGCTGGCTGCACAGCTAGCGAGGCTCATCAACTGGTGGACTACACATTCGGGAGACCTATCGGGGAGCCGTCCCAGGAGGTGGGTGGCGTCATGGTCACGCTGGCTGCCCTCTGCCTAGCCAACGGTCTTGACATGCACGCCAACGGTGAGACCGAGCTGGCTCGCGTCAACGAGCCAGCTACTCTGTTGAAAATCCGTGCCAAACAGAAGGCCAAGCCCCAGTTCTCGCCGCTGCCCGAGGAACCCCCAGTGGTCAAGCCAGACGTGAAGGCTGCGGCGTCACGGCTCATGGGCTGGAAGCTGCCTGACAACTTCAGCCCTGACGGCTACATCACGTTTGATCGAGAGGGTGCCAAGGCCGGGAACTTCTGGCCGGTCGGCACCAATCTGCTGACTTGCTCCCAGGCCGAGGACATGCTCAACTACGCACTTGGAGTTAGACATGAGTAAGAACTTCGGCATCCCATTTATGGACTGGCTGTTCCAAGACATCCTTGCGGCCAAAGCCGACGCGGATACCAAGGCAGAGGCTGAGAAGGAGGCAGCCAAGCCCCCAGCTCCTCCCTTTGATCTGGAAGCGATGTGTGCTGATGCTCAGTCACGTCTTGCCATCCTGACTGAACGCGACGCCCAGCAAGCCGTGACTGCGGTGCTTGGTACTCCGCTCTTGGTCAAGGAACCCGGATACCCGCAATTCGCGCGCCTGCGGGAAGTTCAGGCTCGTATCGAGCGGCACCTCGGTTTTGGGCCCCAGATCATTACAGGTCGCAGCGACTACAGTCTTACAAACGGAACCAACGTTTATCTTGGTGATGTTGCGCTCACCGACATGGTCGCCTTCTACAAGGACTTTCAGAACCTGAGACCTGTCAAGCTCGGCCCTATCAACATCCTCATGTCGAAGGAAGCGGTCGGGAAGTGCAGTGCTGCCCGTGATGCAGTCGTGAAGGCCGCGAAGTGGATGTGAACCCATGATCTATGCAGGCTCACCCACCGATAAGGCGAAGCCTATGGGTTTCAAGACCCGTGAAGACGCCGAACGGCATTGCGTGATCATGAACAAGCTGCTTGAAAGCTACGAGACTAGCAGATTCTGGAACAAGGAATACTGGCCGACCAAGCCTGAACCCTGGATCATCCTGGAGGATAAATGACAAATGAACCATACATCGTAAGCGCCGAGCTCACCCCCGAAGGTCAAGTCGTGGTCGTCACTCGGCACCCGTCCAACCTGATGCTAGCCTGCTCCCCGCCTCGTAAGGCACCCGACCGTATAGTCCGCACAGTGTACGGTGTGAAGGGCGACCGCATACGTCAAGTGGCCTACCAGGAAGGCTTCGTAGAACCCGCCCAGACTATCGCTGAGCGCTTCGTCTGGGAAGAACCCGAGGAGTAATCATGGGTGATGAACATCCCAGCCCGACAGCAGGGTCTGACATGAACCAGCCAATCCCGCAGCCCGCCAAGCGCCCGAGCCCTGCTCAACGTCTGCTGGCCGCGCAACAGCTTCGCAACATGATGAAGCAACAACAGAAAGGCAAGTGATGGCTGGCATCGAAAAGATATGCGAGTATTCGGGTGAGTACCCGCCCAAGATGTGGGCGACCAAGCGCAACCACATCCAGATCTGCTCCAAGTACAGAAAGCTCTTCCGAGGGGCCGACGCCGAATTCGTGATCGTTGAAAAGCAGCGGCAAGAGGTCCTCGACACTCGATACGAACCTACCGGCAAGATCGTTTACCAGTACATGTACGAACTGAGGGTTAAGAACCCCGAGCTCCAGGGAAATGTCGAAGGGTGCTACGTCAACTGGACCTTCGACATGAAGGACACCAAGAAACGGATCAAGCGTATGTTGCGATGCCAATACCTGAAGGTCCGGCAGGAATGGAAGACGGCGGATTACCATGTCATCGGTTAAGCGTATCAAGCGTCCGGCCGCGGTGCCGAGTCCGGCCCAGGCGCTTCTGCTACGCAAGCAGGCTGAACGTAAGGCGAATCGCACTGACCCACTCGTTCAGTTCGTGCAGCGCACTGAGGAGCTGAAGAAGACACGTAACCGAAAGGAACCAAAGTGAACGGTATCCCTTATAAGGACACCATTGCCGTGAAGGGCAGCGAACTCTACAAGATCCTGACCGAGAAGAAGGAAGGTTGGGAGCAGGCGGCAGCCAAGTCCTACAACGAAACGCTGAAGCGGGAACGTGAGCTCTTAGCTCGCCTACCGTAAATAAGGGGTGAACTCAGTCGGGTTCACCCTCTTTTCTTTTGGGGCCTGAATTCATGAATGATACTAGGAGAGCGCGATGTCTGCGTTGTTTGGGATCCTCGGCGGGATCTTCCTGTGGCTGTTCGTCATCGGAGGATTCCTCGCACTCGTCGTGTGGGTGCTCTACTGGATCTGCGTCTGGATCCTCTTGTGCCTGTTCTGGGTCATGTTCCGAATCACATACTACCAAGAGCTCCACGCAGAACACCTGTGGTTCTGGCCAGACGATCCGCGTTATAAAGAGCCCTTCACCGACTACCCAACCAAGGAATAGCCAATGAGTGTTCACGTCGAAGAAAGAAAGAATCCTAGCAACGGCCGTATGGAATGGATCATTCGCTACCCAGGCTGGACGCGTGAGGAAGCTCAGCGAGTTGCAGACGCTATCAACGGTGGTGCCGTGCAAGACCACGCGAAGGCCAAGGCGGAGCGATTAGATCGACTCTGGTCTCAGGTCAACGAAAACCCCAACCCCGACCTCTGTGCATAAGGAGCACTACATGCCAGCACTCTGCGTTAGTGACGCCATCAAGAAGGCCTACAACGACTACCTGGACGAGTCCATCGACTCGGACGTCACAGGTAAGCCGATCCTCCGCAAGTCCACCTACCCCTACACCCCACTGGGCGAGTACTTCTCGGTCGTGCCCTTCTCCTGCGGCTACAACGCCGGGCGGACTGCCGTCCCATGCCTCATGGGTGCCGGCAACGCTCACGGCTGGAAGCTGGAAGAGCTGGCTCCTCAGCTGGCTGCTGAGATCTCGGACAAGACCAAGCGCATCGAGCACGACACCCGTATCGTGGCCCAGACAGTCCAGGCCAACAATCGCCAGATCATCATGCATCTCCTAGAGATCGAACGTCTGCAGCGCGCTAGCTACGCGGCGCTGGCTACCTTGGGCCCGGACGAGGGTCCCCTAGGTTCACCGCGTATCGGAGGTGCCGTGTGAACTACACCGAGGAACAGGTTGCAGCGATGAATGCTGAGCAGATCAGGAGTAAGACTAAGGGGATCCTGGACGAACTCACTAAGCAGATGGCGTGCGCACCGAGCCCGCATCTAGAGCCGCGACACGTTAACACGTTTCGTTCCATCAACGAGGCGCTTCGCACCCCCACCGCCCTGGAGATGCTGAAGATTCTCGACGAGTGTGCCTACGGCTCAGAAGCTAGTGACTTCTGCATGCGCGTTATGAATCGCATGCTCTTGCTGAGCATTGACCTCGAAGGTACGACCTACGATAAGGTCGTCGAATCCGCTACATGGCGAAAGGAGCCACCCTATGCGTAATCTTCTGCAGATCCCCTACACCCCGGACCTCACTGGCGTGACACGCCTTGTTGCCGCAAAAGTGACTGCCGACGGTACTCGATTAACCATTGAACGTATTGAGACTGTTGGTCCAGGCCATGTGGTTGCAACCGTCAGGGCAATCACGCCAGTTGACCGTATCAAGCTCAAGTTCAAGGTGCCTCCGGTCCGCACGGTCGACATAGTGAGCGTCAGCATTCCATGGGATCGACCTGATCCTGATGCCAAGAAGAAGCCGGGTCTCGAGGAGATCATAGTGGTGACTGACCAGCCCTCGCTGCCGGACGAGGTTATGGGCAACGAGCTCTGTATACCGTACTACCTGCCCCTCACAGCCGGGTTGAGTGAGGAGGCAAGACAGCATCTGCGCGATCTGGCACACAAGGTACTTGTCCACCACTGGCGCTCTTGTGGGAATCGGGGTCACAATGTTGCGGGTAGGCAGCGAGGGCAGGTCCATTTCCCACTTGAGGTTATGAAGCACCTGACGGTGAACACTATGGCTTCTGGTGCTATGCACGACCGACTACACGATGTTGGCATCAACTATTTTCGTTCACCACCGGGTGACGTCTGGTCGAGCCCATTCATCTGGAGCACGTTCGTCTACAAGAACGGCAGTCTGATGAAGCCGTGGATCGGCCCTAGTGGCCCTTGCGACGACTTTGTCGGTGGCCGTAAGCATACCTTAACCAGCTCGCTTAATGGTCTGGCACTGCTGGGAGCAGAAGTATGAGTGCGGCTTCCACCTGCCCGAACTGCGGCCTGCCACGCTTCTGGGGCCCTGCTGGATACGTAGGTGCCCAGTGTACGTGTGGTCAATTCTCACCTCACGGATCACCCGAACTCACGCCTCCACCTATCTGGGATAAAATCCTTCCTCGTATCGACAGGTACATCAGGCCAATAGTGCCTGTAGAACCAGATGAGGTTCAGCGTACTGTCGTGACGAAGGCGTGCCTGCATGAGATGCTGAAACAGCGGGGTGTCGTACGCATACCAGGAAACGTGTTCATGATTGAGGAAGAACAACTTCACGGCTTGTTACGTGAGCTAGGAGTGAACCTTGAGTAAGAGTCAAAACCTATTGATCAGCCGCGTCTTCCTGTGCCTGTGGTGGTTCGTTGCTCAGTTCATCCTCGTCTACGCAGGATGGGTGTTGTGGTGCAGCTACGGGGATTTGATTTTGCCCGAAGGCTGGCATACCTCGAACTCTCTGAAGCCGTCTCTGGTTGCGACCTACGGGATCACGGTCATCGTCAGGGGATGGGTGGCCTTCTTTAACTGGATGACCGACTAAGTGAACCCGTCGGAGTTCCAGCACTGGTGCAGCGGGAGCAACTCCCTGCCTAACTGCCGATCCTGCGGGTTCTACAAGAATTGGGTAACGACCATTCAGCTACCTGAATGGTTGCGCCGACCCATGCGGGATAATTTTATGAAGCGCGTGGAAGGCTGCGCCGAGCAGTCTGGTCGCTATTACACGCCTGTAAGAAAGTGAACATGAAACTCACAGATCATACCCCTTCCCTCATTGGTGCTGTCCGCATCAAGGAGGAACCCCCAGCCAACTCCACTTCAGAGCCTGCTCCGAACCTCCAACAGGTCTCCCGGACCAAGCTGCGCGGCTGCACACCGGTCCTTGCTGTTACCGACGAAGCCGCGTTCTTCAAGCCCAAGGAACCCACCTTTACGTTCACTGATCATGAAGGTGCGTTCCGGCCTCTGCGAGAATTTCTGGCCGAATGGGCGAGCTTCGCTCGACTGTCACCGATCAGTACTGAGTCGTTCCGGGGTGGTGCTATTATCGAGCCCAACATCCTCGGTTACAACCTGAACGCCGACGGTACAGCCACACCCGACATCGTTTCGTACGACGTCTGCTTCGATTTCAGAGCCCTCAACGTCGGAGACCAAGAATGATCAACAGTTTCAATCCCACACCCTTCGTGCCTTCTATGGAGGGCGTGACCAAGTTCCAAGGCGCTTCCATCGTGACGGACCGCCCGGGCCAGATAACCATCACCTTCCCGAAATCCCGTGGCTTCGGCTGGACCGAGATCGTCTCATTCGACGCTGGTAACTGCCGAGTTCACCTCAATGGCGATGTCCAGCTCAAGAGCGGCGTGCGCATGAACGAGACCGACTTCTCCAAGGTAGTCGACCCAGACCCAATCGAGCGAGCCAAGAGAAGCATGATCCGCAGCATGATGCTGGGCGACAGCATTAGCCACGGCGTCTACGAGCGAGCCAGCAAGATCATGTCGGCTATTGAGGCCAACCGGAAACCTGCCAACAATCTTTGTGCCGAGGTGGTGGCTGAAGTAGAACCCCGCACTCTCAGAGTGCCGACTACAGACGGCGCAGTCGGCATCCGTGTCTTGACCAAGAACGACGTGAACGCCTTGAAGGATAGTGTGGTGGCCCGCAAGACGCCTCGCTTCATCCTCAACGCTGACTGCTCGACCTGGCGATTCGTTGCCGGAGCTGTAGGCCACGCGGCCGGCGCACCTATCAGCATCCCATCGTTCCTGCATGGCGCTGAGACCGTCCACATGAATGGCGTCTTGCTGGAACACGGTCGCGAGTTCGTGATCGACCGCGCGTCCAACACCATTCATTTCTTCGACGGCCTTCCTCCAGGCACCTTCCTCAAGCTGACCCCCAATGCCCCGGCTTCCTATCGACCAGAACCGGCCGTGGACGTTGCGAAGCCCCTCCCTTTCCCGCTGGACAGCAACGAGCAGATCCACATCCGAAAGCTGGTCTGTGGCAAAAGCGAGGTGAGGATCGAGTTCGAGTTCCGGCCGTGCATCGTCAAGGCCGTGCAGACGGCCACGGTCGCAGCACTCGCCAAGTGCCTGATCCCAGCCCATCAACTTATCATACGCGACGACTACGGCCGTTATGTAGTTACCGTCACGTTCCAGTCTGCTCAGGAAACAGTGAAGTACGTTGCCATGCCGTACCCGCATTCCTGGACTCTCACCAAACCCGCTACGGGCGCTGTACGTGAAGACGCTGACGGCACTCGCTGGATGTGGGCTGGCGGGTCGTGGAACAAACTGAAAAAGCAGAACACAGAGGCGGTCACGGTTGGCACGATGCGCTACGCCTTGGACGGTACGAAGGAAGTGTGGGATGGTTGTGCCTGGACACCGTGCATCGCCAGTCCGGTGGGCCTTGGTCAGGCCGACTTCACCTTCAAAACCCCTGAGACCGGCCGCATCTCTTCTGCAGTCACACCTGAGGGTATGACTCAGCTGGTGCGATGCTCGGGCACGACCGTCTCTATGGTACGGAACGCACTGGTCACTGCTTTCGTCAATGTTCCAGCCGACGCTGCCTTCAACGTGACTACCACTGCAACTGGGTACTCGGTAACGCCTCCGGCTAGTTGGGACCTCACCAAGTGCTCGGACTCAAACTTGTAAGTCGGTTGTTCCATGAGCGTGATCTTTTCGCTGCGCTTACTATAGCAGGCGTATGGGATCGCGCTCCAAAGGGCCGCGAGTCTTACTACAGGGCTCGCGGCATTGTCGTGTTCGACCGCACACTCAATCAACTCTATGCCACCCGTATGAACGAAATCCTGAAGCTTCTTACCACTGCCCCTGAATCACAGACGACACCTGAGCTGCGAAAACACATCGCATCGTGGGTCGAAACCGTGAACACTGGTGGCACTGTTGAGGCCAAGGTCATAGTTCCGGCCATGGATATCCTTGGTGGCTGCACCCGTCAAGTGCGACACCTCATTACAGCCTACTTCCAAGAAGCCTTGAGCCGAGAGCTTAAGACTGAGGAGAAGGTCCGCGCCGAGGCTGGGCTGCGCACCCGGTCCAGCACTATAGCGCCTTTCAACAAAGTGAGAAACTATGAAGCTCGACCAGATTGTCGCTAAGTCCACCAAGCTGCGAAAGCTCAACGCCCGTCTAGTCAAAGTCGTGGGGTACAAGGCGGGCCGGGATAAGCAGGGATTCGCCGTCGCGGCTGCTAAGACCTATACGCCCAAAGAGTACACGCCCCATCTCAAGCTGGTTGAATCCAAGGACCAGAACAGATACGTGTCATCCGTCCGGTTCATAGACCGAAAGCTGAACGTCAAGGTATCGTGCAGTTGCCCTGACTTCGCTTTCCGATGGGAAGTGGCCCTGCACGAAGCCGGGGCAGCAGACATCATCTACAGTAACGGCGAGCGCCCAGATGCCACGAACCCGTCTATGCAGCCCGGATGCTGCAAGCATCTGATAGCACTGCGCGAGTTGATCAAGAAGAAGCATAACGTATGACAGCAACCCCACACCAAAGCATCTGCTGGGTGACTTTCAGTAAGGAGGATTGATGGCCTCCCGCACTTATCAGCACTCAACAACCTTCGCGAATCTGAAGGACATCAAGGAAGAGATCCCAGGGTCTCTCACAACTTACCAGTGGCTGAGCACCCTTGACTACTTCTTGGAATCAGCCATTGACCCCATCGCAACCGCATGGCCTGACTTCCTCGACAACTACTTCTCCAAGGTGGTTGCGTGGCAGTTCTACAAGCCTGCTGTGAAGTTCTCCCGCAACAGCCGCGAGATGCTACCTCATCTCCTGTTCAACTCCCTGACAACCGAAGGCGCTACGAAGCGCCGGTGGCAGAAGGAGATGCTTTTGAACCGAGGCCTCCTCTTTGGTCTTGTCGCCATGTTCCTTCGCACGACGGAATCCTTCATGGCCTTGCACGACCCTTCTAAGCGACTGACGCCGCAACGGCGTCTGGCCATTCAACAGGCTGAACGTCACACATCCCCATTCCTCCATTCTTGTATTCTGCAGGTTCGCTACTGGGACGCCAAGGCCCGGTGGTTCAAAGATCTGCTGACCCAGAAGTACATCCGCATGGCGCTCATGAGTGCGAAGCGGACCTACACGGACGTTGACTACGCCAAGGAACTGGACGACATCGTCCAGACCTTCCTGGTCTACATGTCGAAGGCCATTGACCGCTGTGACAGCCGCCAGGGCGTGTTAACGACTTTCATACAGACTTGGTTCTACTCGGCTCGCTCAGAGGTGCGACGTCAGGTGGCAACGGATGTCCACACCTCGTACGAAGAGCTCCTAGAGAACGGGGGCATCCCCGACTCAACCGAACCCGACACAACCTACGAGGCCATCCAGCATCTTGCGGCGACAGCCAAGGGGCTCGACCCAGTCGGCTCCCTTCGCTATGCCCTGGGAATCCCAGAGTTCCACACCACAGCGGACCGTCAGGCGTTGCTGCGCTTCGCGGTACCGAAACCGTAAATACCTCCCGTACTAATCCTCAACCCCAAACCAAAAGGAACTTTCAATGGCTATGGATCTCGACGACGGCAAGGCCGGTGGACGTGGCGACAAGGCACCTCGTGTCTCGGACCTCGCCCAGATTTATCGCTTCCCCGATAAAAAATGGGTGACTGCTCGTCTGATGCCCGGTCTCTTCCCTTACGCGGGGTACTGGGTGACCACGAAGAAACGCGACGGTGGCAAGGCCACGTTCTTTGTCCCTTGCCCCTCGTTCGACCCAGTCTCTCAAACTCGTGACAGCACGAAGCCCGACCCGTGGCGTGACTTCGAGATTGCGTGGAAGGCCGCGAACCCCTCCGACGGTGGCAACAGCAAGAAGGGTGGGAAAGCCAAGGGACCTGAGTGCCCGGTACGCTTTGCCCAAGAGTGGTATATGGACGCGATCATCCGCTCTGAGCAAAAGAAGCTGTCCGGTAGCAAGCTGCCGCGTCCGACACCCGCTGAACGCAAGAGTGGGTTCAAGGATCTCTCCAGTGACAGCTTGACCCCAGTCTATGGCGTGAAGCTCGGCCGGAGCATCCTCGGCAAGCTCCAAGAACTGAAGGGTCTGAACGTCGTCGAGGGCAAGTCCGGTGCCAAAGCGTACAACGTGAATGATGCCAAGTACGGCGTGAACATCAAGTTCTTCTACGACAAGGACAAGGCTCCGGCTGACCAGTATCTGCTGCAGGCAAGCGAAACCCATTCCCCCTTGACCGAAGAAGAGCTCGGCTACCTGCGCCAGGATCTGGCAAGAGCTACAGCCCTCGAGTTCGACGAGAAGGATTTGGTTGCTGTGCAGGCTGACTTCGAGAGTTGGGCTACGCGCAACGGCTTCCAAGAATTCCTTGGCAAGAAGGGCAAAAAGGGCAAGAAGCAAGCGGACGACGACTTCGAGGACGATCTCGAAGACGAAGACGACGAAGACGAGCCCGCACCCAAGAAGGGTAAGAAGTCCCCGGCCAAGAAGGGCAAGAAGCCCGTCGATGACGAGGATGACCTCGACGAAGACGACGATGACTTCGAGGACGATGAAGACGAAGAGGATGATGAGCCCACTCGCAAGTCTTCGAAGAAAGCCCCTGTCAAGAAGGCTCCGGCCAAGAAAGCACCCGCCAAGAAGGGCAAGAAGCCCGTCGATGACGAGGATGATGACGAGGACTACTGAGCGAAGTCCGACATCTAAAACTTGAGGAGGGTGGTGGGTGACCACCACTCTCCTTTTCCTTTTCCAGGACAAAAATGGCAACAAAGAAAGCACCAGCAAAGAAGGCTACCCCTGCCCGCCGTGGCGGACGTCGGGTCGAGTCGGAAGCCCAAGAACCGAAAGTCAAGAAAGTCAAGTTTGACAGTGCAGCGGCTTACTCGGAGGTGATCGACGATATCTCGAAGCGGCAGGGGTTTGAATCCTCTGGCCTCGATGTGGCCCCCGCTATGTCAACAGGCATCCTTGAGGTTGACATGATCATGGGTGGCGGTATCCGTGCGTCTATGGTTACCGCAGCAGGGAATGAGCAGTGTGCCAAGACAACCCTGGCTCTCGTGGGCATGGCCGCTTCAATCAAGGCGAATATCCCAATCGTCGCATTTGTTGACTTCGAGGGATCAACCAAGAACTCTAAGCCTTATGTGCAGTCTATCCTGAACACCTGCGGCCTGAACATGACCGTCGATCAGGTCTTCGGTAAGAAGAACAAGGACGGAACCTGGGCTGTTCGCCCGCGTGTGCGTTATCGTGCTGAGACCATCCTTGAGAACTTTTACGACTGGGTGTCGCAAATCTTGCGTGATCTCCCGGACAAGAAGTTTGTTGAGGGCAAATGGTGGCTTGTGTTCGATGACAAGAACAAGAAGCAGAAGGCAATGGCTGGCGAGTTCGTTGACGCCACCATGACCCGCAAGTACGGGAACGGTCTGTGGGTGGAAGCCCCTGACGACAAGATCCAGGCCATCATCTTCGTTGACAGCTACACAGCTATGCAACCGAAGATCAAGGACGAGGAAGAAATCGGCAACCAGTTGTCGGTCAAGGCGTCCGCGTTCTCCAAGCAACTTGAGCGGGTCAAGGGCCGGATGGCCGAGAAGATGGTGACCATCTATGGCCTTAATCACCTGCGATCAAACCCCATGGCTATGTTCGGGCCAAAGGAAGACGAGAAGGGTGGTAACGCGCTCAAGCAGTTCTCCGATGTGCGTCTGCGTCAGACATCCCGCTCGCTGTCCGCTGCTCCATTCAGCCCCAAGGCCGACAAGAACTTCGACTACAACGAGTCGGAACCCTCCGTCGAATTCAAGGGCGGGCTGGACGTGTACCGATACGTCCACGTGAAGGCCATCAAGAACAAGCTGTGGACTCCAGGCCGAACCGGTTTCTTCCGAATCTGGGTCCGGGATGGAAACGGCCAAGCACGGGGCATTGATCCGGTGTTCGACACCATCAATTACCTGAAGAAGACGGGCCAACTCAAGGGCACCCGGAAAGCCTTCAAGCTCAACCTCAAAGACCTTGGCCAAAGCAAGAACTCCCTGACCTGGGAAGACTTGAAGCGCTGGGTTCTCGGGGACAAAGAAACCATGACAGCCATCAGCAAGAAGGCTGGCTACACACCAATGAGCATCCGTCGGTTCTGTTTCAGTCAGATGTCGAAGGGTGTCGGTGAGGAGTTGTATGTCTCGCAAGAAAATTCGCGATCCAAAGACGATGACGACGGTGGCGAGGACTAACCCGCTTGAAGGGAAGGACGAAGCGAGTATGGAGCAGGAGGACTCGCTTCAGCGTTCTCTTGCCCGTGTGGCATACTCGACCCCCGTCCTGGACCCTCTTTCCGGTCGGGATCGTCGGGAGCGCCGGTCTCGCTTCTTCTTCCGCCTTGAACCAGACATAAAAGCAGCGGAGGATTACCGTAAGCTGCAAATGTCTGCCAAGAAACTGGAACACATCGACGATGAGATCAGTGCCCGCCTCTCAACCTACAAGGAAGAAGCGGCCCCTGAGATCAAGGGGAACCTGGAGAAGGTTCGTGAGTTCTTCCTCACGAACGTTGCGCCCCTAACTCTAGCTGCCACTGGCGGCGCTCTTCAGGCTACCGACATCGTCCAACGCATGGTTGACAGCGAGGTCGATCCTGGAATGCGGGGTCGCTTCGAGCAGATGGTCAACAGGGCAGCCGTCTATAAGATGGCTTTGTTTGTCATGGAGTACTTCCAACTTCCCCAGGAGCACCTTCCGGGTGTCATGGGCCTCACCAGTGAAGGCGGTGAGATGAAGTCGCTCCGTTCTATGATCGAGAAGCTAATTGAAAAACACGAAAACCTTGAAGGGGCGCTACGTAGATCCAGTCGAGGACAAGATTCGCGCTCTGTTCCCAAACCTGATCGAAAAGGTCGATGAGTACTCTGCTGAGTTGCCGGAACATGGGGTTCTGGGGAAGGCTCCGCCCCCATCCAACAAGTACAACGACGACTTCGACATTGTCGCGCTGATGAATTCTGCCCGGGACCCTGATACGGGCCTCATCCGCGACTTGAAGATTGACGACAGCGACTTGCGGCTGGCCTCGTCGTTTTACGACTTCGCCCATACGACGATCGGTTCAGACGCCCACCCTCCGTGGGCGGTGCAGATGTGGATCGGGCTGATGTTGTACGGAGAAGTCTGCCCCGTGTGTAGCCGGAAGAACTGGCTTGACCTCAACTGGTTCGTGGACAACGTCCCAAAGGATATGCCGTCCGCTGAAATGAAGGGCCCCCTCAAGATCTTGCGTCATGGGGTGTGTCCGAAGTGCAAGATGCACAAGCGTGACCTGATTAAGAATCACGGGCTCGTAAACTACATCGAGCTCGTCAACGTTCTTGGTCAGCGTTCGGGTAAGTCCGCGTCTGCTGCGTTCTATTCGGCGTATCACACTCACTGGTATCTGAAATTCCCAAGGCTTGCCACCTTGACTCCGGCGATGCAAAAGTCAACGGAGCTAACCGGCACGTTCGTGTCCCTGACGTTCAACAAGGCGTTTAGTCTGCTGTGGACACCATACGTCAACATCATCAACGAGAGCCGCTGGTTCACTGACTACAAGGCGATGCTAACACATCATGGTCAGATGTACGACACAGAGCTTTTCCGCATGAAGGACGAATACATCAAGTTCTATCACAAGGGCTTGCGTATGTATCCGTCTGGACCAAACTCACAAACACTTCGCGGTGACACCCGTATCCTCGCCATCATCGACGAGCTTGGCTTGTTCCGGCTCCCGACTGGCAACGACGAGGAAGACGAGAAGAGCGAACGCGCCAATGCTGACGAGGCCCACAAGTCCCTCACCAACAGCCTTGCCACGGTTCAATCCGTTCACCAGTCGCTGATTGCCCAAGGCATCAACTGCCCGCCAGCGCTCATGCTCGGGGTGTCATCTCCGATCTCTATGCGCGACAAGGTGATGCGTGTGTTAGCGGAGTCGCGGACACCAGAAGGAAAGAAGATGATCCTGGGGGTCAACCTCCCCACATGGAAAGTCAACCCATTCCTGAACCGGGATTCACCCGTTATCGTCAAAGCCTACCTTGCCAACAAGGAGAAGGCTGAGCGTGACTTCGGAGCCAATCCACCTCGGGTGTCCAGTGTGTTCCTGCGACCTGGGCAGGTGAAGCACGAACTGTTCTGCCTCAAGAACACACACGTTCTGAAATATATGTATGACAAGCCGGAGCTGATCTACGGAACGGTCGCCAAGGTCTACAGCCCGAAGTACCCTTCGGTCTTGTGCCTGGATGCAGGTCACGTGAACAACAGCTTCTGTCTCGTTGGTGCCCACTTCGACTTTGAGGATCAGAAGACCAAGGTCACGACTGTGCTTGAGATCATGCCACACGACGACCGCAACGTCGACTTCAACTTGCTTTACCAGAACGTGATCCTTCCCGTTGCGAAAGATATCAACGCAGTTGCTATCCTGGCTGATCAGTGGCAATCGCTTGACATCCTAAGCCGGGCTCGTGCAGACTTGGGTCTCGAACCACGCTCACACCGAGCCTTGTGTGTTGCGAGCCAGTACAGTCCGAAGCGCCGGGACTTCGATTCTGTTGCTTCCATGCTGGAGAACGGGAGCTATCAGTTCCCCAACTTGTCGAAGACGGACTACGATCACGTCTGCACAGACTACATTGACTTCCGGACCCTGCGGGAGCAGGCAATCAAGCATCTGTTCTTGCAGATGATGACGGTCAAAGATGTAGGCCCTGCACGTTGCCCTGAGAAAGGTGAGGGTTTCACAGACGACATCTTCCGGGCGTTTGTGCTGACGTCCAAGATCCACCACGACAAGATCATGGATCGTCTTCGCAAAGCACATGAGGAGAAATGGTTCGCGGGTAAGGGAGCAGGGAACGCGATGCCGATGCCCGTGTACGTGTCACGCGGTCTCTACTAGGGGCGAACGCGTCGACAATTTTATGGGGAACGGGGGCACCGAAAGGTGCTCCCTCCCACACAAATTCCGTACACAAAACCATGGCTAAGAAGCGCAAACCCAAACCTAGAAAGATCCGCGAGTATCTGATACCTGATCGCCTAACACCGAAACCATCAAAGCTGATACTTGGCTGTGACCCTGGTTCCAAGAACTTCGGCATAGCTCTTGTGGGCTTGGTGAATGGGAAGCCTCACTGCTATGCAAACGCAGTGTTGAATTTCCCAATCGACACTCTGCTTGAGTTCAACCGCGCATCGGACGAGTATCTTGCAGAGATGGATCAGTGGGTGGCAAAGGATCCAGACGCGATTGTGGCTGAACGCTTCCAAACTCGTGGGAACGGTGGGCCTCTCATTGAGCAAGTCAGTGTGATGATTGGCTTGCTGCAACAGTACGGTCTCCCAATGAAGCTGACCATCGCCTCTGCCTGGAAGAATGCAGTGCGCCGTCAGTTCGGGCTTGATCTGCGTGAAGATGTGTACGGTCGAATTTCTGTGGAACCCCATCAGCTGGACGCTGCCCTAATCGGTGTATACGGGCTTGAGCAGGGAACTGGACTCAAGCTCGATTACGACTTCGAGGCATTTGTCCGCAACGTAGAAAAGACGAGTCTCATATGAACAAGATGCCCCGTGCTTGGATCGTAGCCAGCAACAAACCTAGCAGCCAGCCAACGGCTGAATCTACGGAAACGAAACAAGTCGTTGCCAGAATCGACATGAGCGAAGAGGTTGCAGGTCGTGGCCTGTGCCCCGAGTGCAAGACCCCGATGAAGATCGCCCGTGCCGGTATATCCCGAGCCTGGATCTGCGCAGCAGACCGTATCACACTCCCACTCCCAAATGGCTACAAAGAAAACGACCAACAAGAAAGTCGGTGACTCGAATGTGCGCCAGCCACGTTCCGACTTGGATGATGAGGCCATACTGCGCCGCAAAGCCCAGGCTGAGAAGCGCGGCAAGAAACCCAAGCGCACTGGATTTGACGACGAAGACATTCTCCCGCCACGTGATCGTCGTAAGGCAGCAACTGCTCCGTCAGCGCGCCGTGCTGCCAAGGCGAAGGTCAATCAAAGTGAACTCGTGATTCAGGACGTCAAGGTTCGTCGTGTCGCGAAGGATGTTCCTGTTCGCAAAAAGTCTGACGTCTCAGTTGTAACCGAACGCATGCTGAAGGAGAAGCCGGTCAAGGCAAACCTACCAGCTCGCGTTGAGCGGCGTGAAGTAGTGCCGGATCTACCTGACCGCCCACGTAAGCGCATCAGCAAGAACGATCGTCATGAAATGACGTCGATCATAGCGGATGACGCCGAGCAGATGCTGCAGCTTCTTGAAGAGGGCAGCAACGAAACGGCGATGTCCCTGATACAGAAGCGATTGCTGCAAAGCTTGATCGACGCAGTTGCGCACGCTGAGAACAACGTGCGCACGTCGAAGGGCTCTAAGGGTGTGTACCAGCTCAACAGCCTGATCACGTCGATCCGTGAACTGTTGATAGACCAGCAAGCTGCACGCGACAAGGGCATGGTTGGTCAGGTCATCGTGGAACAGATCATACGCCCTAACTTCCTGGACATCGGCATGGAGTTCGTGCAAGACTCGGAAGTGCTGAAGACAAAAATACGTGGGATGATGTCGCATGAGACGTACAAGAAGGTCGAAGACCTACAGAACCAGTTCACGCAGAAGTTCGCGGAGTCGCTCCAGTCCCGCTATCGAACAATCCAAGAGTCCATCATCAAGCACCTCCAGAGCTGAGATCGCCGACAACATCAAGAAGGCGGTCGGCAGGTACTACTATAAGAAGCACCGTGCTGTCTACTTCGAGCTTGGTCTCAACAGAAGTGGGCGGTTACGTGCTGATGTGTTCGCCCTGGCTATGAACGGCTACACTGTGATCGTCGAGGTCAAGAGCTCAGTGGCTGACTTCCGGGCCGACAAGAAGATGGCAGGGTACGAAGAGTTTTGCAATCAGTTCTACTTGGCAACTACTGCGAAGGTTTACGCCAAGGTCAAGGACGACATACTTCCTGGTATGGGGGCATTCATCATGTCCGAAGATGGGCGAACTATTATGAAGGTGAAGGCTGCGAAGCGCTTCGAGCTAGATCCTGAGGTTGTTCTAAATCTGGCCATCCGGTGTGCGTTTAGGGACAGTGACACCAGTACCCGAAAGAACAAGAATGCCAAATCACAATTCACCGCATAGGTTCTTCACTGTCGAAGAGGTGAAGGAACGTGCTAGTCAAGAGATGGCCCGCACTGGGCTTTCTGCCGAAGAACTTCTCAGGAGATCCGCCATGTCGATCAAGCTTGAAGCCAAGTCTCGTCTGCTGTCAGCCCCGATTGAAGGGCCCATCGAAAAAGGTGCGTTCCATCGCTGGTTGGGGAAATCGGAAGATTCGCCAATCACGGAAGCGGATATCAAGAAGGGGTTGGCCTCGAAAGATCCGCACGTCAGGAAGATGGCCAACTTCGCGAAGAATGCCCGCAAGTGGAAGCACTGAGGTTCCGTTAACAGGTGATCGGAGGTTGTCATGCATCAGACCAAGACTACCCGCAAGGATGTTGACCGTGGGCTGGTCGAGCAGTGGTTCCTTGAACAGGAACAAGACGCACAGCAGCAGGCCGAAGAAGACTTGCAACCCATCACATACGAAAGAGATTCGCAATGTTCACAAAGAACAAGGTCACTTACATAAAAGGCAGCACCTTCAAGACGGATCGTGAGTCCGCTACCCCTATCACCGCGGCGACAGGGAATCTATCGAGCGCGTCGATGCTTGGAGTCTCCGCCTACTCTTCAAGCACGTACAACTACTGGCTCTCTGGTCTGCTCCCTGCTACACCAGACTTGCCGGACATGCAGTCGCTGGCGTTCTTCTACCGCGACCAATATATGTACGACAACGTCGCTGGCAGCGTTGTCGACATCATGTCCGTCTTCCCGTTCTCGGACTTCGAGCTTCGAGGTCTTGAAGAGAAACAGCTTGACGTGTTCGAGACTGCGGTCGAGCGTCTGAATCTGCGAGACCTGTTCCCGCAGCTGAGTATCGCTCACCTTGTAGACGGGTACTTCTGCGGCTCTATGGTGTACGACCCGGCCGCTAAGAACTTCATGGACATCCTGATCCATGACGCGTTGCAGTGCAACGTCATCCCATCACCGTTCAACAACATTGACCCAACGGTCAAGGTCACGGTCTCAGGCCCAACGCGCCAGTTCTTGGAGAACACTTCCGAGTACGCCAAGAAGTACATCAGCACGATGCCCGCTGGATTCATCGAGCTGTTGAAGGAAGGGGCGTTCACACTGGATCCCCTGACTACGCTGTTCGTTGGGCGTCGTGGGCTGACCGACCGGGCTTACCAGTCTTTCCTGCATCGCACACTCCCCATGTACCTGATCGAGAAGACCATGTATAGGGGGACCTTGGTTGAGGCAACTCGACGCCAGCGCGCCATGTCCCACGTTACTGCAGGTGACGACGTGTGGACTCCCACGTCTGAAGAGCTGCGCATCTTGGTTGATCAGTTCCAGAACGCTGAACGCGATCCGATTGGTGGGTGGATCAGTACTCGCAACAGCGTGCAGGTCCAGGATCTACGCCCAGGTGGCGATTTCTGGAAGTGGACAGACATGAGCGACATTCTGACTCCGTACAAGTTGCGGGCTCTGGGTGTGTCAGAAGCTCTGTTGTCCGGTGACGCTAGCTATGCTGCCGCTGAATCCAGCTACTCAACGTTCCTGGAGTCAGTCAATGCTTATCGTACCCACCTGACGAACAACGTCTTCTATCGGAAGCTCTTCCCCATCATCGCGGTGGCGAATCGTCTCTACAAGGACGGTGGTGCGCACAAGGACATCAACCCCATCGACTTCCTGTTCAATCAGGGCAACCGGAACAAGTTGCTGCAGCCTCAACTGCACTGGCACAAGGACCTGACTGGGCGCGCTGAAGACAACATGATGGATCTGTTGGAGAAGCTTTCTGAGCATCAGATCCCGGTTCCCTTGAAGATGTGGCTGGCAGCGGCTGGCATCGACAAGGACACGCTTGTCCGTGACCACAACGAAGATGCGGAGCTGCGGAAAGCCCTCGGCATCGCAGACGTTTCCCAATCCTCTGGTGGGCAGGGTGGTGACGAGACTGGCGGCGGTGAACTCGATGATGACGGGGACGATAGTGGTGAAAGCCCACAGGTCACCAGTGCCTCGGTGTCTAGTCCGTTCGCACCACGTCGTCGCAGTATCCTGAGCCGTGAATTCCATGGGGACATCGGTCTTTCCAAGACTGGCAAGCCGCGTTACTTGGCGAAGACACAGGCCCAAATTCGGGATGACAACTGGAAGATCGCCAAGATGGCTGCGGCCATGGAGGATCCCAACACACGGGCACATCTGCGTAAGCAGAACATCATCAAAACCGGCAGTGCAACCATCAAGGGGCTTGTATGAAACTGAATGCCAAAACCCGCCTGCTCGCAACTGAAGACCCAGTCATCGAGCAGAAGAAGCAACAGATCGAGAACCTGAAGCGGAGCATGCCGTCGCGGCAAAACCGCATGCAGGTTTCTCCGCATCAGAAGCTGAACACACAGAAGCAGATCAATCAGGTCAAAGACCAGATCCTTGACCGCCGGGCCGAAAATGAGGCCAAGAAGAACCGAGAAGGTAACAAGACGGGGGAATGACATGTATAGCTTTCTGCTTGAATCCCGAATCAAGGGAGAAGACGAGTACTCGTTTTTTACCTACAAGAAGGGCCCGCCCATCACTGTTGATTTCCGTGGTCAACCACGCGAGATCAAGAAGGGTACACGCTTCGGGGTGCGCCCTTCCAGCAATGGCAAGTTCGTGCGATTGGTTTTCCCCGGCGAGCTCACCAAGGTGATAACCGTCCCTATGGAGACTGCACAGAAACTCGCCAAGGGAGTCTGATATGGCAGATCCTGATGTGAAGACTGTGCTGCCCCCGCGCAGCAACATCGTGGGCCTCTATTATGAGGCCTACAACCCCGATGTGCAGATACAGATTCTACGGGATCTTATTGCGCTGTCGGCTGAATTCGGCCCTGACTTCTCGGTCAATGATCGAGGGGGAATGGTTCCCAAGGAAATGCTTGAGGATCTCCATCTGAGGACCGACAATTCACCCCCGGACCTTGCTATACGTTACAAGGTGGGGGACACGTGGCCGAAGGTGCCAACCGGCATCGAGATTGTGGACCGCAATCTAACCCCCGATGTTTCACGCATAGTGCTTGAACAGGATGCTGGCGACCCCAACTACCTGAAGCCTCAGGGACGTGAGGGTGCCAACTTGACCGAGCGCTACCTCAACCGAACCTACCCACGCGGCAAGGGAATCGTAGACCCCATTGTCATGCTTCTCTGGACTTGACAGTCCTCTAATCCAGGTGGTTGGCCGACCATCGCGGTTCAAAACGTCGGCCGTCCCTCTGGCACAACTCACGCTGCCATATGATCTCCGTATCTGACATTCTAGGCAACGCCGCGTCCGAAGTAAAAGGCGGACTCGGTTCGGCCTTAAACCAAGCCACCAGCGGTGACATCGCTGGTGCTGTAACAACAATAGTGGACACTGCATCCGGGCTCGGCGCGGGGTTGTCCAATCAATCCGGTGCTGGCTATGGGGACGACTTCGCGGGTATGCAGGCCCGCGAGGACGCCATGCAGTCGTGGTGCTGGTACGCGATCATGCCGCTGATTGTCAATCAGAACACGGTTGCAGTCGCAAGCATGAATCCCACCGCTTCGTTACCGTGGTACTACGTTGAAGACGCTCAGCTGCCCCAACGCCAGATTGAGAGCAAGACCGTGGATCGCAATGGTCACTCTGTCAGCTACGCGGAGTCTTATCGTGTCGATGGGTTGAGCCTCACCCTCTTCATGGACAACGCGAACAAGGCCCACAACTACCTGAAGGCATGGCAAGCACTTATAGTCGGCAACACCGACCCAACCAAGCAGAACAACCAGGGTATCTGGGGATTCCCAGCTCAGTACAAGAAGGACATCACGATCGTGGTGACCTCAGTCACTAAGAAGAAGCTGTTGAGCTTCAAGTACACAGGCTGCTACCCAACGAACTTGGATCAGCTGCAGCTTGACTCAGGGCAATCCAACCGGCTGAAACAGCAGGTCAGCTTCAACTGTGACGACGTCGGGGTCACTGTGATGAACTTGAATGGGCCGCTGCAGAATCTGATTTCGACAGCAACCGGCTACGGATTGACCGCACTGAACGGCATGTCCACTCAAGTCATCGCGGGCGCCCTGAGCGCAGCAGGTAGCATTTTCTAACAACAAGGAAACATCATGTCTGAAACCCACACATTCGGCTTCCCGACGGAGGCCCAAGACAAGATCGGTGAAGCGCTTCGTGCGCAGCTCAACGGCCAAGAGCTCGATGCTCGCGGGAATCCTGTGCTGCGTTCAGTTCGGCCTGAGCGTCAGCCTAAGATGCGCATGACCTCTTCTACAGTGGAAGGGAGCTTCGTTCAACCGGCGCCTGTGTCCAATGTCCAGCCGATGGGAGCACGGACTGCACCACTGGAAGCTGATCGAGTTGTCGTCGAGTTGCCACCCAGCACCCCCATCACGTCACCTGATGGCATCAGCATCGACCTGCCTTCCAAGTTCTTCTACTACCCGTTCAAGGATCTCTACATCAAGCCACTCCGGGTGCCCCAGCTTTCAAAGCTGGCAAAAGCTGATGAGACAGGCAGTCTGCAGACTCAGGTAGAGGCTATCAGTTCAGTTCTCTTCACCTCAACCGGTGAGACGGACATCGGGTTCAAGCTCACCACTGCAGACTACAACGCCGTTCTGTATTGGCTACGGCTCACGTCGTATTCTAAGCCGACTATGCGTGTCAAGTCTCTCTGCAAGAACCCCGAACACCACAAGCAGGTCAAGGCCGGGCTGAAGGCACGTGACACCTTGCTCATCGAGACGGTCTACACGAAGTCTGACCTGAAGTACGACTACCTCGATCAGGCCCCAGACCCTGCCGTTTACCAGATCACCTTGGATGTTAAGGGGTCGAAGGAAGTGGTTACGCTCCGCCCCGAGACGATGGCTGAGACCATTCAGTTCCTGGACCACCCTAAGTGGGCGGATGAAGAGTTTGCCTATATGTCGAAGATCGCGGCCACCCTAGGGAATGTTGAGGTGCTGACTGGCACCCGCTGGACCTGGGACCAGCGCATCCAACTTGTGGAGCAGATCTTGACGCCAGATCAGGCGGTCCTGTGTACTCAATTCGCGGAAATCATGGACAGCTATGGCGTTCGTGAGAAGATCAGCGTTCATTGCAAGGAGTGTGGGTACAAGGGTGACGACGTTGTCACCTGCGACCCACAGACATTTCTTGCCCCGAGTTTCTGAGGAAGACATCCTTCAGAGACAGACGGCCATAGCGCAAGAGTTCCACATATACGATGAGGACATGCCAACCTCGCGCTTATTCTTCATGAGTGACAAGGTGTCTCACATATGGAAGACTAAGGCGAAGGCCATAGAGGAAGGCAAAATCTACGTCGGTGGATAGCAATCTAGGAAGCACCCATGGCAAAGAAGTATTCAGCTGACGAGGCGGCTAAGAAGGCTGCCAAGCAGTATGCCTCAGTAACGGTTGAGGATATCGACTTCCGGGATCTCAAGGAAGAAGACAAGAAGAAACTGGCCCGTGAGAAGGTCAGACAAAACACTGCGGTCAAGAAAATGGGTGGCACCATCGTCAAGAACGAACAGGTGAAAACCCGCGCGCTTGAGAAAGCGTCAGCTGACTACGATCGCCGGGCACGCGAGGTTGAAGCCGCACTCAATCGTACCCCCATCACCCTTGACGAGGATGAGTGGACTCTTGACGGTGCTGTAGACGCATTTGAAGACGCAGTGTACGGCGGTGAGGTTGACGAAGCTCGGGCCCTAGACACCCTGATACAGAGCCTTCTGTCTTCGTCACCTAACACTAGGGATACCCGTGCAGCTCGGGGCCGCTACCTTGCGGTCCGTAAGCGGTATATCGACATGTACGTGTCGGATCGAGTCAAGAGGGGGGTAAAGCGATTCGGCGCCCTGGTCGGTAAGGCCAGCGACATGACGATAGGTGCCGCTGGTCGTGCTCTGGCCCCTGTAGGACGTGGGATAGGCCGGGTGGCTGGCGTCGGTGGCGCTATGATGCAGCGGATCCAACAGTCTGCTCCATATCAGGTCGGCGGATATTTCGCTCGTCGCATTTCAGATACCGCAGGACTAGCAGCTCAGCTGGGTCGAGCTACGGGTGCCAAGGCACACGACGTCTACAAGTGGCTTGGCGAGCAGGTCAAGAGCATGAAGTACAGCCTGATGTCGTTCCTCCATCGGGCACGCAGCGCAGCTTCAGGGGCCGGGCGGGGTGCGGAGAGCCTGCTCGGTATGGGGGTCATCATGTCCCAGTTGCTTGCCCCACTGTTGTCCGGTATAGACAAGGCGCTTACTGAGAAATTCGGTGAGCACTACATCAGGGACTTCATCGACAGCGCGATTACGACAGTGAAGGATGCCATTGTCGGAAAGCTCAAGGATCTTGGGGAAGGCGTTTGGGAATGGGTCAAGGAGAAGGCTGATGCCATATGGTCTGACATCAAGCGCCGATTCGGACCTGAGCCTGTGGTCACCAAGGAAGAGGTTAAGAGCAGCATCGAGAAGGCCCGGGTTGAACTGCAAAAGACCAACCCTAAGAAGATGGGTGCCCAAGAAGCTTTGCGTCAGCGTGACGTGGATGCTTACTTGCGTGTCCTTGCTGATCCGAAGGAAGATGCGGCTACGAAGGAAAGTGCTAGACAAGCTATTCAGGGGCACATCGACGCTGGGGTCAAGCTCAACACCAACACGGTTAGTCAGCTGAAGAAGTACAACTTCGATACGAGCAAGCTCACCGTTAATCAGCCAGCCCCAACCGCCTCGCAAGCTCCAATGGAGGCAGCGCCTCCAGCTGCCAAGAAGCCAGTCCCCACCTCAAGTTCTGCAGGTCCAGTTTCGGACGCAAGCGGCAACACGACTGGAGGCGGGCTCACTGCAAGTAACATACCCAATCACGCTGGACCGGAAGGTCTGCTGATTGTTAACGCCGGTGTACAGATGTAATGAACATAACGAGCGCAGCTCGCTGGGTTACTACGGCGGGCGAATTTACCGAAGCTTCTGCAATAACGAGTGGGCTGGGTTTCATCCTAGCCCGTGGTCAGGTTGAAGAGGTTGTCGAAGGCCGTCCCAAACAACTGAAGCCTCGAGACCTCCGTGTCTTCAAGGGGTTTGCCAGCAAGCTGCGTCACCTCACGGCCGATCTCATGAGGAACGGCAAGGCTAAGTTCGAGCCTGATGCTGCTGAGTCGTTTTCCCTGAAGGAGATGGCTGGCATGCTCTTCGCAGCTGTCCCAGTTGTCGCCGGAGGCTTGGCAACCATAGCAGGCACGCTGGGAACCATCTTAATGGGTGGGCTCCGCATCCTGTTTTCACGCGTGACAACGATCCTTGTCGATGCCACGTTCATGGTGTTGTCACGTGTCATACGTATTCCCTATCTGTTTCCTGCTCTCCTGGTAGGTGGTGCACTAGCGGGTGGATATCTGTATTGGAAGTACCGGAAGCCCGGTAGTCTCACCGTTGACTTCGACCGTATGTGGCATGACTTCATGGGTGAAGAAAAGACTCCGGGGACTAGCACTGCACCCGCTACCTACCCGAAAGGGCAGATGCTTGAGGTTCCACATGCTGGAGAAGTTGCTATCCCAGCAGGTGCTTCCAAAGGGCTGCAGATAAACAATCCGGGGAACATAGAGTACCGCGGACAGACTGGAGCCTACAAACGAGAAGGGTCTCGGTTCGCGGGATTCACGAGTCAAGCCGAGGGCCTCTACCAGATTGGGCGTCAACTTGAGTTGTACGACAGCCGTGGGATCAACACCGTTCGGCTGATCGCCAGCAAGTATGCACCCGCCCATGAGAACGACACCAAGAGCTACATACGAGACGTGAGTGGATGGCTTGGAGTTGATCCTGATGAGAAGCTACCTATGGACGACCCGGCATTCGTAGCTCGCTTCATAGCAGCGATTGTCCGTCGAGAAAGTGGGCGAGCCCCGTATACCGACGCTCAGTACGCGGAGGCTGCAGTTCGCGCTGTCAATTTCAGGCGTCGTGGCTACTCGGATGAGGCAACTGCAGCGAACTCAACGGACCCGGCCCCACGGTCAGGCACAACCACGCTCACGATGCCAACAACCGGCACACTGACTTCACCATACGGAGAACGGGTCCACCCGAAGGATCGTGTCCTCCGCATGCACCACGGCATAGACATTGCCGCTCCTGCGGGTACCGATATCTACGCGGCTACTGGTGGCAAGATCGTTCGCGCTGGTGTCAATGGGGGCTACGGGAACTTCATCGAGTTGAGCGATGGAACTATCATCACACGATATGGTCACTTGAAGTCCATAGGGGTGCGGACTGGGGACACTGTTGCTCAAGGCCAAGTCATCGGAAAGATGGGTAGCACTGGCATTAGCACTGGGCCTCACCTGCACTTTGAAGTTCAGCCAGTGAGTGCTAGTGCGCCGGTTGACCCAGCGACCTACCTGGAGTTGGGAAAGCTGGCCGTGAAGGGCACGAGTCCGGGAACTGCGTACACTGGCACTGACTTCGATTACATCAACAAGGGTGGCACCATCATGAGGGTCAAGAAATGAGCCTATCCGACTTTTGGACAAACACGAAGAACTCGCTGGCAGGTTCTGTTGGCAGTTCACTTGACGCGAAGTCCTCGTACATAGCGGGATCCGTTTCGACAGATCCATACCTACAGAATCGCAAATACACGGTTGTCATTAGCCAGAACCTGGAGAAGGAAACTCTGGTTGTTGTGGGGGCCGTACCGAAAGATTTCCAGTTCGATCAGCGTTCCAAGTGGTCCTCCCCTTGGGGTGCAGGCATACTGGGTTCCGGTATGGCGGGTGACCTGCTTGCCCTCACGACAGGTAACCGACTGGTCGCGCAGTCTATGAGCCTGAAGGTTTGGCAAGGCACTGCCGATGATACTTCATTCACCGTGGACTTCGACCTAATAGCCTATTCGAGTACTGACAACGACGTCATGCAGCCTCTGCGCAGTCTCATGCGTATGGTTGTGCCGTCAATCGATACCAACGGATTCTTGAAGTCCCCAGGTGCAATCCTGGATAGTGCAGCCATGGAAGAGATCGGTCAGAAGCTGGTGTCTTTCGCATCAGCCACGACTGGGGCTGTGGCGAAGTCTGCAACCAACATGCTGAACGGTGATACTGGCATTGTGACCGGCGTCCAGCAAGTCGGTAGCAGCACAGCCAAGGCCCTTGGGGACTCCAAGTTGACGCGCAAGGAGTTCCTCGAGAAGTACATGAAGAACATCATCCAGGTTGACGTCGGCGACTGGTTCACATTGAAGAACGTGGCCATCACGGACGTTAGCTACACGTTCCACGCACAGCAGCCTGGACCTAGGGGTGGATTGATGAGTGCAAGTGTTCGGGTCACATTCGAACCCATGTTCACCATCACTGCTGAAGACATTGAGAAGCTCATCAGCAGCCGACCAGTTGGGAGCGGACAATGAAAAAGTACAGTGACGTCACACCGACGATTCAGCTCCTGGATGGGAGCTACGATCTCGATCACCTCTCTAGCAGCTACACGAACATACGCTTCGGGGTGTCGGTCACGCGGCTGTTCACCATTAACTCGAAGTACGCTGCGAACCTCCCCGGCCTAGCGTATGACGTCTACGGGAACATGGAGTACTGGAGAGGCATCCTGGCCTTCAACGGTCTACAGGATCCGATCTCAGACATCCAAGTTGGCACCGTGATAGGGCTCCCTGACGATGCGGAGCTCCAGGCTTACCTTGCAGCCACCAACCAGAACATCTCCGTCACCCTGGTCATCTAACCATGTACAAGATAAACGATCAAGTAGAGGCGGGCATCTACCTGGATGACAAGGAGTTTGTGGTCACGGCCGGGAACTTCGTTCAGTCGATCCACATGGCAGCACACGCCATCTATTCGGTGCCCGTCATAACCGTCAATCTGATTGACGTTGTAGGGATCATCCCTCAACTGAAGCTGAACGACGGTAGTGTGTTGAGGTTCTCGGTGAAGGCCAGCAGCCTTAACATAGACCGCACATTCCGTGTGTACTCTTGGCCGCGCCAGCCAGCAGGTAACGGGTTCGCCTACGCTATCACCGGATATCTGGATGCACCGAAGTTCTTTATTGGTACGACCAGTAAGACCATCCGTGGTTCTTCCTCGGAGGCCCTGAAATCCATAGCCTCCTCGTGTGGGCTGGACTACTCCAAGGACAACACCGCAACTGCGGACACCATGGTATGGACACCGGGGAACAGCACTTACGCCGAGTTCGCAAAGGAGATCAGTCGGTACGGGTACGTTGACCAGAACTCCTACATGGGTTTTGGTATCGACTCGCTTGGTACGATGAGGTACCGGAATCTGGCTGCACTACCCGCACCGAAGTACTCAGTGTCTCAGGTGGCTTCAGGTAGCGACATGCTTCAGCTGATGGACTTCAAGGCCATCGCCTCCTCTGGCATGAACAACATGCTGACCGGGTATTCACACACGCGGGTCGTCCAGTCAGCTGACACACAGCAGCAATACGATCAGCTCAGCCAAGTCAGTGTCGACACTGGAGTCTCGACTCCTCTGTTGAACACTGGAGTGCGATCGGCTATTGAGAGAGGTGGGGTTAGCTTCTCACCCATCGACTTCGGTAACGTGCACGCCAACTACGAGCAGGCTCGGTATCAGAACGTTCGTATCTCACGTCTCAACAATCTGAGTGCCGAGTTCGTGTTTGGGTATGTGACCAACTTCGAGATGTTCGATACCTTCACGTATGTCAGCCCTCAGCAGCAAGGGCAGACCGGCTACGATGGGAAATACATCGTCACTGGAAAGGTTGTCTACGTGGCTGGGACGGCCTACTACGAAAAGCTGACTGCAGTAAGAATGGGGTTCTCCTGATGTTCGATACTCTTAATGATGCCCTGAAGCTCACAGGGGAAAACCTTGAAGGCAAGTACATAGAGGCAGTGGTCACAGACAACAAGGATCCCCTGAACAAGAGCCGCATCCAAGTCGTGGTGCCTAATCTCTTCTCAGAAGAGGACGAGCGCCCATGGATCGGGCCCTTCAAGTGGTCACCGTTCGGCTTTGGCCCTTCGTGGGGATTCTATGGATCTCCTGCGGTCGGTTCAACCGTGATAATTTTATTCCAATCTGGCAACCGTCAATACCCGGTTTACATTGCTGGACTCCACAAAGTTGCGAACAGCAACTTCCCTTCCGGGACCTCGTGGGGGTTCCAGGACCCTGCTGGGAACATCGTTAAGTTCGACCTCGAAACAAAGGCCGCAGAGATTGTCTTCGCGGCAGGGGCTTCGATAACAGTTGGTACTGACGGCTTCATGACCTTTAAGGCCAAGGGGTTCAAGTTCCTGGGAGACACGGATACTGAAGGTAGCCTGACCAACAACGGAGTGAACGTCGGATCCACGCATACCCACGGTGGTGTCGCGGCTGGCGGCTCACATACTTCTACACCAGATTAACCATGGCAAAACCCACTAACGCACAGTTGTCTCTGCGGAACGCAAAGGTCGTTGACGTGAACCCCCAGTACACGATCGACAACCTACCTGATAGGTTGGCTGATGATCTGGCAGTCTTGAATTGCCAGCTCTACAACCTCCTGCACTGCGCTCCCGGTCAACGGAGTCGGATCTTCGAGCCAACGTTTGGTAGTCTGTGGCTCAGTTTCATCCACGAGCCGCTGCTCGACATCACCGCCAAGAAGATGGAGATCTTCATGGTTCAGGCGATTGAGAAGTACATCCCAGATATCAAGCTGGACCTGTCCAACACGGCAATCGTAGCAGACACATCCATACCAGGATACATGGTTCGGCTGGCGTTCGCTACTCCTTACGCCGGGCGCATTCAGCTTGCCACCTTTGACATGAGCGTCTAAACATGACCATCGCCTTTTCATCTCAAATCCTGGAAGCGGCAACACTGGACACCGCGTATTCCTATCAGCTTTCAGTGAGCGGTGGGATTGCCCCCTATACGTTCGCACTCATCAGCGGTATCCTGCCCACCGGGTTGACCATGAACAGCTCGGGCCTGATCAGTGGAACCCCCACTCAGCTTGGTGCCTACACATTCATCGTCGAAGCTTCAGACTCCACTTCCCCGACTGCCGCAACGGGTGTACAGACTTACACGATGACTGTGGTGGACATCATCAACCTGTCGTCGTTGTCTGTGGACCAGGTTCAGTTCGTCACGCAATTCCAGAATGCTTTGGCTGGAACGAACACTTGGTCAACCGGCATCACGAGCTCTACCAGCCAGACGCTGATTGACCTGATCAGTGCAATTGGGACCTTCATCACCGGTCGTCTGGTGCGGGTCAAGGAAGATGCATTCTCGAAGACTGCACAGTCGGACTCGGCCATATACGCGATTACCGACATGCTGGGTATCCGCTTGTCACGTAAGAGCCCTGCTCAGGTGACGGCCACCTTAGCCAACTCCAGCACCTCAACAGTCCTCATCCCGGCCTACACGCAAATGAGCGCTGGCGGGTACAAGTGGTTCAACCCGACGGCCATCACGCTTCCTCCGTCTTCTGTTCCAGTGACTGTGGTTCTCAAAGAGGGAACTGTCGTCACCTACTCAATCAATGGGTTGGGAACAAACCATCAGGCATGGGTTTCCAATGAGTCGGGGTTTGAAGTCTCTGACCAAGACGTTCAGGTGACCCTGAACGGGGCCGTGCTCTACAAAGCATTTGGGTTGTTGTGGAACTACCCGAACACGTCAACTCAGGGTAACGCTTTCGCTGACCGCACGACGCCCGATGGCCGACTGATGTTGCAGTTCGGTGCAGGCAGCTACGGGGCGGTTCCTGGCGTGAACGACGTTGTGGTCATCACGTATGCCACCACATCAGGGAGCGTCCTCAATACCCTGACCATGGCTGGAGCTAGTGTGTCCATCAGTTCTATGACGGGGGTTACTGGCGTAATCGTCAGTGATCCTTCTGGTGGAGCTGACCAGAAGACTTCAGTGGCCTACAAGAATTTCAGCTCCGGGACATTTGGGACCTTCAGCAGTGCTGTCACGCCTTCGCAGTACAACTACATCGCCAACTCATATCCGTCAGTTGTCGATGCAGTTACGCAGCCGCAGCGGACTATCAACCCGTCTTCGTCCGCCTGGATGAACGTGACCCGAGTGAGTGCCCTCAGCCAAACACCGTGGACACAGCAGCAGATTACCGCCTACCTGGAGTTCCTCAACGCGCAAACCATGTATTCCACCCAGTTCCTCTGGCAAGAGCCTCAGGCTGTGTATCAGAACGTGGTGCTCTCCGTCTACTTCTTCAACAGTGTCGGGGATCTGAACACTGGGAAGGCAAACGTCACCAAGGCGATCACGAAGTTGTTCGCACCGCGCCCTGGTCTGCTGCGTACGGACTTCTTCCCGTCAGACCTCGATCAGGTCGCCAAGAATTCGTGCCCTGGTCAGATTAGCTATGTGACGGTTGACGCCCCTACCACTCCGATGATAGTGAGCACGCCTTCGAGCCCTCACGTCACGTATTCAATCGTACCTAGCGGTGGAAGCCTTCAGCCTAGCGTGTACTCGTACGCGGTGAGCGCAAACGCTCCGGCACCGAACACGAACTTCAAGGGACTGTTGGACGCGCGATACGCACCGTTCATACCGGTCGCCACGGCTGCAGGTCAGTACTGGATCGTTTCCTACACAGGGACCGTCATTGACTCAACAACGAACCTGACGTACAACGTGACCGTCGGAGACCAACTGCTTGCCCTCGGGGCTGGTTCGGGTTACTCCAACTTCACGATATATCCGCAGTCATCTTCGTCGGCAGTTGACGTCGGGGTGCCAAGCAACTGGACTTTCCCACAAGTTACTGTTGGGAATAGCGTGATTACTTTGGACTGGTCCGCCGATCAGACTACGAACGCCATCCAATACTTCGTGTGGGGCCGCACCGGCGACAACATCGGGATTCTAACTGCACTTGACGGAGCCACAACCCGGTTCATCGACGATGGGACAGCCACCTACGCGCAGATCCCTATCACAGCAGTCTCGACTGTCCCCGTCCGCTACAATGCACTGCAGAGCTTGACCGTCAACGTGTTCTACGCCAACCGTCAGCAGAATGTGGTGTTCCCGGTGCGCGACACCCTGAACTGAGGAGCATAACGCATGACACAGATGTTCAACTACACCGTGGACATGCCCTACCTGTCCCCGAAGCAGAACACCGACAACTTCTACAAGCTGCCACGGAGTGTTCTGCTCCCGCCGTATCTTGCAAGCAATCAGTACTTCGTTGACTTCCTGAACCAGATCGACTTCGTGTTTGATCCAACCATCGAGCAGCCGCTCTATGCCCTGTCAAAGATCCGCAATATGTGGGTCTTCAACAAGGAGTCGATGGCGAAGGTAAACAACGCTCAGATGATTGACTTCAGTGAGTGGGGTGGGCCTGATCAGGGGACGGTGGCGAATCAAGTCACGATGCTGGGCCTTGACCTGTCAACGGCTGAGATCGTTGACGACAACAGCTATCGGGCTCTGTCAAGGTTCATAGGGCAATACTGGTACGACAAGGGGAAACAGAGCGCCATCGACTTCATGAACTTCTGCCTTGGGACCAACTTGAAGCTTACGCCCCTATGGACCCAGGACTACAAAACGTTCGTACCGAAGTCGAGTATCCCGGCCGGTGCCACATACATCGGGGACGCGGGAAGACCAAACATTTCCCAATTCTACCCTGTCTACCGCCACAGCACTGTCGGCGGCTGGATTGACGGCAGTGTGAAGAATTCTGTCGGGAAACCGTTACGGCATTTGGCTACCCCAAACGTCCCGGTTGATAATCCTTGGTGGCCTACGACCCACGTGTCCATCAAAGTCACCTACCCGTCTGTACTGCAAGCAGAGTCAATCGGGAATTTCTTCTACGAGATCGCCAACGAGAACCTCGTCCTGCACGAGATATCGACCGAGGCCGACACCAACGTAGGCACAATTTTACTCGGCGCGGGTGGCAACAACAATTCGGCAGTCGGGGTAAGATCCGCCTACTACCCGCTCATGTACCATAGCCGAGTAGGCGGAATCCTCGGCGGCGGCATCACAGGTGGTGTCGGCCAACCTCTTCAACAAGCAACCACATCAAGCATGTAAGGACATCCAATGGCTTCATTCGATCTTGTCTCGTTCATTCCTGGCATCGGGAACACCAAGACTTTCAGTCCTGGTGTTAACACACCGGCCGCTTACGCGGGCCCTCACACCGGTATGACCGATGGTACATCAGTGGCAACTGCGTCAAGCAACATGGCTGAGGTCTACAACCGGATCCTCTTGGACTTGACTGCCACTGTAGCATCCAGCGGTCTGACCCCTGACCCGACAAACTGGGCTCAGCTCCCTATCGCCGTGCAGATGATTGCCACTACCCAGGCTCAATTCGTGGTTGGGAACGCCATGGCTGGCATCCTGACTCTTAAGAGCAGCAACGTCTTTACTCAAGCGAACCTGAGTGGAACCTCCATCACTCTGCCCTCGACCGGAACTTGGGAGGGGATCTGGATCGCCCTCTCGAACTCAAGCGGTTCTGTGTTCACAGCTGCTGGCGGCACAGTTATCACCGCTGGCTCCTCCCCCTTCCACCTCTTTGCCGTACGGATTGCCTAATGCCCACCATCAAAACAGCTTCCAACCTGCGTTGGAATTCCGACAAGACCGCAATTGTTTGTGACCTGACTTGGGAGGAGGACGGCAACGACCTCTTCGGAGGTAAGGTGCTGCCGTGCACGGTTGACAAGACTTACGGCGACCAATTCACACGGCTGACCTCTGGTGAATTCGGGCCGGTAGCCTCTGCCAAGGAAGAGGTCCTGGTGGTCAGTGAAGAGACTTTGGAAAGCCGTCTTGACACTATCGCTCGTGACTGGGGCTTCCGCTCGTTCGTAGAGGCCACTACTTACACGCTTTCCAAGTTGGACATCCCGCAGAAGCGCAAGGCCGTCACCCTGATTGAATTCCGTGACAAGATTCTTGCCGGTGAAGCCGGTCTGCAAGATAAGCCGGAGGAGGTCGCATGAGCACAACCGTGCCTACCCTGCAGCTGACGACCGCTGGTGTCGCCAATGCTGCCTCAGCCCAAGCAACAGGGATCTTGATAGACCTCACGACATTCACCATCGGTAGTGGGTATGGTTACGCTCCGAGTCCAACTGCCACGGGCTTGCAGGGGACCGTCCTCTATACGGGGTCAATCAAGAGTGCAGTAAAGCAGCCCGACGGCAGCATGATGGTCATGTGTACCATCCCAGCCAATGCCGGACCGTTCCAGTTCGGCGAGTGCGCGGTCTACACGAGCGGCGGAACATTGTTCGGCATTGCGACCCTACCGACCCTGGAGAACAAGTACAGTGCACTGAGTGGGAACTCGGCGTCTACCTTCACATTCGGTATCCTGCTGAATCTCGGTACTGCCACGTCTACAATCATCAACGTCAGTGCTGGAGCCACTCCGTCCACTTTCCAGTACGTGAACTCGTGGTCGCTCGTTGCTCCGCAGTCGCCGTCAACACCGACTCCGATCTATCAAGCGATCGTGTCACAGGCTGACAACAAGGGGGACTACACAACTCTGATCATGAAGGCGGATGGCAGCTGGACTATTCAGTCCAACTACTTTGCTCTCGGTAATGGTTACACCCTAGTCGGTGCAGCCGTGGATGGAACATACGCGACGATCTCAACGGAGACGTGGTCCGCCATGACTGCGTCGTTCCCCAACCTGACAGTCGATAACGCTGGCAACTTCTCGTTCGTGTTCCGATCTGCCGCTGGTCGCTACCGTCAGGCTACGGTTTACGCTGCAATGCTTACCTACACAACCGGGGTACGCTATGTGCAGCTGAATTTCGACGTGCCATTCAATCCGGGGGATCTGGCTGCAGGTCAGGCATTCCAGTTGTTCACGAATGCCGTGAACTTCTCCAGTGCTAGCACCGGCGTGACTGGTACGAATGTGACGGTCGCTCAGATGAACAGCACACTCTCCAGCTATCAGTTCACCCTGGCGAACTTCTCAGGAACCATCACCCCGATCTCTGTTGTCGGTGGCGTACCGTCTTCGTTCACCACACCTCTTGTCTACTACCCGGCAACGTCAACCACCTATACCTGGGATGGCAGTCAGTACACGGACAAGATCGATGCAACCCGCATCATCGGTACGATCACGAACTCACAGATCGGCTCGCTCGCGGCTTCCAAGATAACTGGAACTCTGGTTTCGTCGCAGATAGCATCTGTTGGTGCCTCCCAGATCACCGGTCAGTTGGGCCCCTCGCAGATCTCTAGTGTGGCAGCCACACAGATCACAGGGCAGCTCAACTCGACACAGATCGCGTCGCTCGCTACTAGCCAGCTGACTGGGCAGATCACTACGTCGCAGATTTCGCTCAACGCGGTGTCCCAGCAGCGTAGCGTCGTAATGACGAACTTGCCCTTGTTCACCAGTACCGCCCTGAACTCGTACTCAGGCACGCTGGACCCTGGTGGGGCACTGACCCTCAACACGTATAGGGGTATAGCCGAGACCAAGATCAACGGACGCATTGAGATCAGCACATCGGCCAGCATCACCCCGGACTTCTACACGGTGAACTACACTGTGTCTGCGTACCATGAGTTGTCGAATGGTAGTACCTGGACTCAAATCGACGCCGACCCGACTGTTTTCGAGTGGAAGGACTCGCGGGTTGTGTATTGCAAGCCATCAAGCACTGTTGCCCTGCCGTTCAGTATCGTGGTACCAGACAACCTCCCTAGTGTTGGTGTCTCAGCAGCTTTGGCTATCAAGCCGATCCTCACCATCAACGTTGACGGCGCACCCGCAGTTTCTGGGGGGACGTCTTTGTGGATGGGAAGTGCCGTTGTCAACGGTAACGTGTCAGTCACTCAACTATCTGTTTAACCATGGACGCAGCAGACATCACCGCACAGCATGACTTCACGGAGGAGGCGCTGAAGCGCCACCTCACGACCAAGCAGGCAGAGGTCACGCGAGGCTTTTGCCTCAACTGCAATGCACAACTCCCGGACAAGCTCCTCTATTGCGACAAGGACTGCCGGGAGGATCATGAAACACAGCAGCGCATCAGCATGCGTACCCGGAGATAAGAATGAGCAGCAACAACTTTGTGGTGACAGTCAGTGACACCACCAACGTGGCCACCAGCGTCTCGGTGGACGCAACGTTCTGGGTTGGTCAAAACCTGATTCGACGTGCCGCTGTGAAGACAGCTAACGTCTGGGTTGGGACGGACACTGAAGTTCGAGATCTGACCGTTGCAGCAGGAACCACCAACATTCCGACCCAGAAGACGGTCAACTTCCAAAGCCCTACAGGGGTCGTGGCCGTCGTGACATCAAGTGCCATCAGCGCCACGGTTACCGTAAATAACGTGGCAAGCGTGCTGCCCATCCAGAGCCTGATGGTTCTCGACAGCGGAGTCACGTCAATTCTGTTCAGCAACACAACGAATGTGCCTGTGCAGATCCAAATCGTAAGCATCCTTTGAAGGTGAAGAGCCGTGAACATACTGGGGGTAAGAATCTCTATTCCGGAACTTGGGCCGTACGAGACCCAGGAAGTCACGATGTGCATTGCGAAGCATCTTGAGCGTTATCAAGTGCCGAGCGGTGCCACCACAGTATCTCTCACGGCTGAGATGGCAGCATTCGTTAGCCAGTTCATAACCACCCCACACCACGTCGAGTTCGTCAATATTACAGATGGTGATCCCGACACTTTTGAAAACACACCTGAGCTGCTCCTATGCGTGAGAAGTCTAAACCCCACACCACTGAAGCTTCAGTGAAAGACGTCGCGTTCATCGCAGACTCATCGTGGTACCTCCACCGAATCTTCCACACTACTAAATACAAGGCCCGTGATCCTGGGCTGAACACGGCCCGACGACTCATCAGCATGGTTTGCAAGGATGCACTGGCGTGTAAGGCCAATCATCTGCTCTTCGCCTTCGATGGGAATGAGGTGTTCCGACATGAGCTCGCGGACTTCTACAAGGCAAACCGTGATCGTAAGGGCCCGTCTCCGTACGACCACCTGGATCAGGTCATGGGGATTCTAGTGGAAGCTGGCCTGCCTATTGATTACCGAAGTGCCTACGAAGCTGACGACATCATGTGCAGCGCGGCGACCAACTTCCCGGGTAAGGTCTTTCTAGGCACCAAGGACAAGGACGCCATTCAGTACATGAACAAGCGTATATTCATGTACGACGGATCTGCCAAGCCTGAGCCCAAGATCACAAACTACAAGGAAGCGACTGAGCGGTTCGGTGTGCCCACCGAACTTGCGGTCGATTATCAGATGCTTGTCGGGGATGGGGTTGACAACATTCCGTCCTTCATGGGGCCCAAGACCGCGCAGAATGGGTTGCTATTGCACGGAAGCTTCAAGGCTTGGTGGAAGGCCGACAATAAACTGCGCAAGAAACTTGATGCAGACGCACTGAGGCTGAACCGCAAGCTAGTTCGGCTCGTTGCTAACCTGGATGCTATGCCACGTAAGATGGAAAAGCTAGATCTCACTGAGCTGGCTTGGTTGCCGGATGTGTACCGCGAGTACCGAGCGTTCGTACATCCACGAACACGATCGCTGTTCGGCAAATGAAAAAGGACACGCATTTCTGCGTGTCCTTTTTCATTTGTTATGTGCGTACGATTCAGGTTCTTACAGAGGCACCCACTTATGGCGCTGAGAAGTGATAAAGTTCTAGCTGAGTCTGATTTCCTGATGCGCCTTACCCAACCCCATGGGATTGCGAGGTGTTTTCAGGAATAGCGTTTACGCAACCACGGACGCCGGATATTGACCGTGGCGGAGCCTGCAGCATCAAACGCCAAATTCATGTACCAGCCCCATTGATTGACAGTTGTGAAAGCCGGAAGCGTGAATTTCGGAGAACGAAGAACGTTGGTATACGCAGTCGTTGGGCCTGGTCCATTAGAGGTCGAGCAATACATATCTCCCGGCTGATAGTTGACGCCGTCAAGCTGCAGCAACTCCCGCACTGCTGGTGGGCAGAAATGACTTGACCCTGCAGCGACCGTGTACTCAACACCGCATTGATGGATGTCGCCTGCAACAGGAGCGCCATAGTTACTCCCGTTGCCCGGGGGGTTCAAATAGAAGAACACTTGCGCCGTGCCTGCGGCGCTTGCCGTCAGCGATAGTACAAGGTCATTGCCGTAAGTGCCTGCTACAGTTGAGGCCACCACCGCCACGTTAGCCGATCCATCAACTTCCCAGTTCGCAGGAACAGTTCCTGTAGTGTTGGTGCCCTTGGTGCCACCCGTAGCAGTCAAGAAAAATGGGTTGACTAGTAGATTGGTGCCGCCGTTTGCGCCCACATCCCAGGCCGCCTGCAATTGCTGGCCAAAGGCCGGAACCAGGGGACTCATGAACGATGCGAAGTCCACGCCAAGGTTGTAAGCACCTAGAGCAAGGGTGTGAGTTCCATCCGACGAATATCCGGTCTTGAACGCAGGAACGGTCTGTGTCGAGTCAAGCAAGACTGACGGCGCGTCGTAATACAGTACCCCAGGCACCACCTCCGCCAGCTCACGACAGAGCTGGTTGTACTGCATGACGTAGCCGAGCTTCGTACCAGTCATTCCGACCTGACCCATTTCGCCCATCAGGATCACGGTCATGCCCGCAACGGCGGCCTGGATAGCAGCAGCGCGGATGCCAATGCTTGCCGTGGGCATGCCCACACCAGTCCAAATCTGTTGCGCGGTGCAGCCGTACGCAATGTCATTGACACAGCCCCAGATGACCAAAAACTTTGCCCTGGATGCGATTGCTGCAGCAAGATACTGCAAATATTGATCCGAGCGATAACCGCTGACGCCGCCGTCATAGATCACGTTGATACGCTGGCCCAACTGTGCAGCAGCATGTGTCATAAAGTGGACACTGTTTTTCCAGACGCCCGGGTCGCCCACGGAAGCAGGAACATCAATATGAAACTGCGCCATTCGACTGTCACCAATCAGCGCAATAGCATTTTGATATTTCGCCATCCCCGCATGCTGCACAGCATGTTGAGTCAAATCGAATGGTGCTGGAATTATTGGTAACACGGCTTCTCCTCTAGGGAATTTGAACTGATTTCACTCGGTGTCTCGCAGACGGGCCTTGGCCTGCAGGACACTAGCATGGGCCATCTTCTTGAAGATCTCGGTGATGTACCCGTAGTTGTCGGCCTTACCCGCCTTTCGGGCAGCTTCCTTGGCAGCTTCCCACTTCTTCTCAAGGGCGGGAACAGACCCCTTACCTTCCTTGCTCAGCTTCTTTATGAACGGGACGGGCATGTGAGTTCCTTCGTTGCGTGCATCACGCGATAGCTTCCCACGCACTGGAGACAGTGCTGGTCAAGGCGATAGTTTCCTTCAGACCAAGCGTTCCGCCGTTGACGGCCTTCCGCAGAGCGGTCGCATCTTTCCAACGGTCACCAACTCGTGTCTTCCAATACCAGACGCATGCCTCCACAGCTTCATATCCAGGCTTCCGAAGGAGTTCTGGGTGTTCGAGGTAGGGTAGCTCGGTCCATTTAGCAGCGGCCGTCACATTGTCACGTCCCGTGATTTGGAAAGGCCCCGAACCCCGGAATGCCCACCCATCCCAAGGCTCCGTGTTTCCGAGGTATTTCTTCCCCCAAGCACCCCCATACACAATGTTGGCTATACCCTGTGGGTTTGCCTTCTGTGTGGGAGTCTTCCCGTACTGCGCAGCCTGAGCCGGTGTGATCCGACCCTTGAAGACTTCGAGCAGACGCTGTGGAGTGTAGTTCTCAAGGTCCTCCTCAAGTCGAGTCAGGTAGCTCGACTCCCACAGAACTTGGCCCAGAAACGCGAACGTCTCTTCTTTCCCCATAACAGAGTCGCTGATGACTGCGCTGAAAGCTGCCGCCCACTGCTGAGCCTGCACAATCCCGACACCGCTCTTGACCAGCAGTACGTCCCATTGGTTGGTGTTCATGGAGTCTCCTACGGATTGCCCGCACCAGAAGGTGCGTCTTGTTTCTGGTCACCAGCAGCCTGATCGTGCTGCGCATTCAGGTCTGCGATACACTGATTGAGCAGTGCCGTTCTGGTGTCTGCCGTCGAGGCTATTTCGACAAGAGCTGCCGCAACTGAGTGAGGTAGCCTGCATCGTACGGTTGCCGGAGCTCCTGTGGCACTGCCGCCGGAGCGGGACAGGGTGTAGAGATCACCTTTACCGACGGAGTCTTGTCCTCCGGTACAGTCGGTAGCGTCGATCCACAACCCACCGTCAGGGCTGAGATCATCAACGAGAACGAGAGTGCGATTCTTTTCATCTTGGAGTTCCTTTATCTTTGCATCGTAGACCTTGGTGGCAGCATCGAACTTTCTTTGCTGCTCAACCTGTTTCTTCTGCGCTTGTGTAACGGCCGTTTCGAGCTTGGTCGCCGCTTCTGCGTTTAGAGCTGCCTTCTCCAAAGCCCAGTCAGCACGCTCTTTAGCGAACTGGGCTTTGTCCGCATCCCACTTCTGCGTAGTGCGCTCGACGCCGACTCTGTAACCACCGTAGCCAGCACATCCCAGAACGGCCGCGACGAGGAAGAGTTTGATGTACAAGAGATAAGGTTCCAGGATGTTCATGATGTGGGCTTCTTTCTTTAAGCGCCGTTGCTGGTCGGCGACATTTCGTTCTTGTTCTGTGTGGTCTGTTCGGGCTTGAGATCGGTGGCCCGGCGCGAGTAGATCTTGTTGGTCGCATTCTTATGGCCATCATCCGGCCAGAACTGGCCGAGATGGAGATCGTAGTCGAATCCATACCTTGCGGTCGTGTCAACAAGATAGATCAACGCAAAGACTGCTGTAACGACGAAGAACTCGAAACTTCGGTCCAAGTTGTTCTGTAGGGCGGCCATGGCCGCCCCAACTGAAGATCCGACACCGAATGCGAGCTCTAGGCCGATCGTGAGTGGTGCCCCTTTCGGGGTGAAGTTCGCGAGGCACAGCAGGTGAACAGCGCAAGCACCGCCAAGTATGAACAAGAAAATGTTTGCGATCATTTCGTATCTCCGGGGCCCTTGGTTGAGCTACCTGAGCCCATCAGTTTACTTCCTGCCTGCATCAGTGTGGAAATCGCAGGCAGAACCCACGGCCAGGAGGCCGAAAGCAGAAAAGCCAGTGGATATGGACTGTCGACAGACACACCCAACTTTGCAGCCAGGATGTGTGTTCCGTCCGGAGACACAATGCCTGCCAGAAGCACGCTGATGACTCCGTTCGTGATCGCGTCAAGTCGTGAAGTAGCTTCCTTCTTCACGTAGACGATGGCTGCACCGACGCCACCCATTGCCCAGACCCAAGGATCTGTTCCGATGAGTTGCGCCCAGTACGAGCCGACGAGTGTTGTAGAAACTGCCGCGACTTGCGCAGCATTCACAAAGCTGGCCTTCGAGAAGGCCAGGAATGCGAGAGGTTTGGATATACCCATGGTAGCCCTTGAGATCATGCTTACTCCCCATAGCAATTGAGTTTGCCATAAAATTAACGGGCAACCACGGCACTGGCTATTGAAAGCTATCAGTGAAGAACGGATCGTCCTCGTCGTAGTCGTCCGGCAGTTCAACGTCTTCTGCACGGCACTTGTCTAGCAGGGCGTTGACTATTCTGCAAACATGCGGACGCGAACCCCCTTCAAGTGCGTTGGGTGAATCCGGGTTGTACTCGACGATATCCATTGAGTCAACATACGGCAGGACTTCTATGCAGTCCAGGACTTGCTCGACAGTCAACCCTGACCACTCAGGCGTATTAACGTTCGGTACCAGACTTGGATCAAGGCAGTCCACATCGAAGCTGACGTGTATGTGCGTGTCTGGATGAAGTCGACGCACGAAGTCCACCAACTCGCCTATCTTCCCATCGTGCACGTCGCTGGCTCTCACCACAGTGATGTCTTGGCGCAGTATGAAGCTGGCTTCTGCCTGATCAACTGACCGCACTCCGACCTGGATGACTTGGTACGGCTGAATGTTGTAGGGGAGCTTGGAAGGTCCGTGCCCCAGAAGCCAAGCCAGTGGAATCCCATGCATGTTTCCAGTCGGCGATGACTCTGGAGTGTTAGCGTCCGAATGAGCATCAAACCAAATCACCGCCAGCTTCTTCCGCCGTCCAGCCACCGCACTGATTGACCCAGCCGCCACCGAGTGATCTCCTGCAAAGACCACGGGCACAGTCCCCATGAGCAGGCTGTGATTCACTGCCTGATAAACCAGATCAACCCAGACGGAGACTGCTTGGTAGTTGTGAAGCCCACACCAGTCTTGACTGGTTGACTGCGGCCCAGTCAGTGTCTTCACAAGCGGAGCACGCTCATGGAGCTCATGCGCCAGCACGTACGGACCTAGCTCCGCTCCGCGAAAAGGAGCGCCCAGTGAGGTTGGGACAACGATGAACTCAAAGGGTTTCATGTTCTTACCTTAAATCAAACGACGTGCCTGCAGTTCATTGATCAACACGGAGAGCACACAGTAGAGAGGGCGAACCATGTTCTCCAGATTACCGGCGTTATACGTGCTGCCAATGAAACCGGATATGAAGTTGACTGCGCAGATTGCGTCCCAGTCAAGTGTGACGTTGTCCGCGAAAGTCTTGGCGTTTGTGCCTCCGTAGTTGTAGATGTTGTAAGACGTAGACCAAGTCGTTCCCAGAAACTTCGATGCACCTCTCAACATCGCGAAGTTGTTGATGTACAGATAGTTGCTGGTCGTGGTTGTGCCACTGAAGATGGTGTTTCCTGTGAAGGTCTTGTTGCCACCTACCGACTGATTAGTCGACAGGTCCACATACGAACCGGACGTGGAAGAGCCAAGCCACGAGGGACTCTCAGTTGCTGGAGCCTCAACGAAAGGTTTCCAGACGATGCTCACGTTGGAGAAGGTGAGCGACCATGCAGGTGCCGAACCGTTTGCAAACACATGACCAGCGTACAGACCAGAAGTCTCTCGGCTGATGTAGTTCGTAGGATCGTACACGTCTCCAGTGTCGCGCTCCAGTTCGTAGGTCGTTAGGCCATACGTCGTGGTCAGTCGCCACAGACGATACCGAATGTAGTATTTGCTGTTTGGTGCTACAGTAGAGGTGATGCAGGCTCGGTACGTTACACCGTCGACGAGGGGCTTGGACGTATAACCGTCAGATGTTGGGGGCAGGTAGTTGCCGGTCGCGAAACCGTTGAACCAACTCTCGATCTGAGTAGTCGGGTAGTGAGTGGCACCGCCGGACGTGTTGCCGTTCACGTTACCGAAGATCATCCCTTGACCGTACACCGCAGTCGTCATGACCGATGTGTCGGCTCTGGTAACCACAGCCATGTGACCATTAGGGTTGTTGGCGAAGTACCCACTGCTCACGAGGTCGAACCATGTCTCCATGATCCCAGTACCTACGTTGAATCCACCTGTCGGGTACGCCCCAGTCGCGGCCATCGTCACACGGGGAGTCGAGTTGTTGAGGACGAACGTCCCCGTGATGTTGGTGACCACTGGGGCAGTCGTGGTACTGGTGGCCGACAGAGTGGTTCCACTCAGTGAAAGACCTGACCCGATGTTTAGGGGTGTGAACGATCCGCCCCCAGATGCGTACACGACACCATTTACGGAGGTCGGTAGCGTGGAGAAATTGCGAACGACTGAAGACATCTTTATCCTTCTACCAAGATCACATCCACGAGGGGCATGAGTTCAGAGGGGCGCAGCGAAGCGTCCGCAGTGAAGAGTTCCTCGAACGTGAATTTAGGGATCACTGTGTTGAGCTCAGCTTCCTGAAGCTGCTTGATGACCTCGGTGCACTCGTCCTTTGCCGATTCGGTGTCGAACACGAACTGGTTGGAATTCTGCTCCAGCCGACCGAAACGCTGGCATGCGGCCATGCGCATTTCTTCGTAGGTATCGAGCTCGTCCTTGAGACGTTTGAACATGACTGCCAGCTTGTAGCCTGCGAGTGGCTTGACTTGCGGGCTGTTCATCAGGATCTGCAGAGCGGGGAGGGATGGGAGGAGGTCTTTGATTTTCATTATAGAGCGATCAGATAGTTGCGAACACCGTCGTTGTACAGAGTCACTTGGCGAAGGGTGCCCCCAAGCTTCATGTACAGAGGATTGGTTGCGTCCGAGGTGACTGTGATACCGAGATTGCCACCAGCAAACAGGTTGATCTGTGCACTGGATCCGTTGATTAGGGAAGATCCCCAGGTGATGGCACGCCCACTGCTGAAGTTGATGTTCCCGTTCTTGTCGATGGCCATCAGGGTGGACAGGCTACCGGACATTAGGTTGAGGAAGTTGTTGACTAGGCCGTTGTTGATGGCGCTGAGTCCATCATAGAAAGCTCCAGTACCGTCGCCACTGGTGATCGAGACCCCGGCTGTTCCGTATCCACCAAAGCAATCCACGTGAACCCCATACTTCGAGGTCGGGGTGTTGTAGTTCGGCTGGTTGCTTCCACCGTAGTTATAGAGCTCGAATTCGGCAACACAGCATATACCATCCTGCACTGACCCAGTGTTCCCTGAACCATCGAAGGTGACACCTCCGTGGTAGGCCCACATACGAGCCTGAGTGTTGCCGTTCCCAACGTGGGCCCAGGCTTCAACCGCAACGGAGTCGCGGAGGATTGAAGTCCCCGTAGACGGGTCGTTGCAGATGATGTCGAAGTACCCAGCCATCTTCTCGTAACTCGCCGGCGATGCAGTAGCGTTGACCGTTGCACCCACAAACAGAGTCGCTTGGTTGGCAGATCCTGCTGTGCTGTTACCCGCCAGCGTCAACGTCTTGTTGATGTTGAACCCGCTCACACCGGCAGGTGACATGCTGCCATCGGCTGCCGTCGTGTTGTCGGTTATGAAGAAGTTCGCGCTGTTCGAGATAGTGAACGTGTTGATACCGGTCCAGGTGTTGTTGGCGGTCAGCAGATTGGAAGAAGATCCAGTAGCTGACAGGATACCCCCTGAAAAGGTGAGCCCTGAACCGACCGTCACATTTGAGAAACCCCCGAGGCCGTTGCCAGCCAGGATGGATGTACCCGAAGTCCCGCCAGTTCCTGTCACCGACAGGGTGTTACCTAGGAGCGACAGGCCACTTCCTATCACGACTGTACCGAAGGCCCCGTTCCCCGTGCTGATCGGTATGCCCGTTACTTTGTTTGGTAGCGTGAACGCTACTCCGCTGACCACTGATGTCATGCTGTTTCCTTATCGTTCGTTGCCTAGGCCACCCAAGACAAATTCACTCAGTAGATTCCTCGTGCGAGCAATAGGGCTTGCATCTCCGAGACCACACAGTAGAGAGGCCTGAGTACGTTCTCGATGTTGGTAGCGCTGTAGGAACCTCCAAGGAAACCTGAAATGAAGTTGACTTGGCAGATGTTGTCCCAGGCCAGGGTCGTGTTATCGGTGAATGCTTTTGCGTTACCCCCACCCCATCCGTAGATGTTGCCGAAGGTTCCACTTGGAGTCCCTATGACTGTGCTGCTCAAAGTAGTCGCCAGCCCTGAGAACGTTTTGACCCCGCTTATAGACTGGTTGCTCGTCAGATCCACGTAGCTTCCGCCACCACCTGAAGAGTTCATCTGGACATCGAGGCCCGAGTAGAGGTTGATGTACCCACGTCGGGTGCCACCGTTCCAGAACTCGATGTAACCAGCGGACTGGTTCCACTTTGTCACGATCTGCGCGGTGGCTTCCCAGCCCAGTCCTTGCGCCGCACCTAGCTGGATGGCGTTACCTGTGAAAGTGCCACCCGTCGTGTCGATGCCTGTCGTGTTGGATCCAGTGAACTTGATACCAACGGTTCCTGAGTTATTCACAACAATCCCAGCGTTAGTACCGCTGTTCAGCACCAAGCCGTTACGGAACCATCCACTTGAAGCGTTACCGTTCATGGAACCTACACGGATACCAGCGTAGGCTTCACCGCCGCTGATGCCCGGGCCAAGATTGCGAATGGCCTGTGCGTTGCCGACGACGATGTCTATACCGATACGCGATTGGACAGTGTCGGTCCCATTACACCAGACGTCGACCTCGAAGCCGACAGAACCTCCGTCACCAGAGACCGCGTTGGCATTGGTGAGATCGCACAGCTCAGCGACTGCTGCCCAGGCGGCACCATTGGCATGTTTGTTCTGCTGCAGATAGCCGGCGACATTCTCGCTCCCGGTACTACGCGGGTTGTACGAGTGCATGCGGGAAATGAATCCCCAGTCGTACGTCGTGTTTGTTGACTGAGTTGTGACATCCAGCCACAGAGCAGCACTGATGCCACTACCACTAGAACCGAAGGTATTGTTCTTGGTGATGTGAACACAACTAGATTCCCCCGAGGCGGAGGACATGCTGTAAGAGAGGTTGGCGGGTATCGAGGAAGTCAGCGCTGTCGTGACGTCTACCTGAAGCAAGCTCACGGCGCCAGTTCGTCCGTTAAACGAGCTGACCCCCGAAGCCCCAGAAGACGAGAGCACGCCCCCGGAAAAACTTAGGCCCGATCCTATGGTGACGTTAGCGAATCCACCAGATCCGTTACCAGCCAGGATGGAAGTCCCTGTTGTGGAACCACTGCCACCCGTAGAAGTGAGAGTGGTTCCCGTCAAGGTCAATCCGCTACCGATAGTCAGATTCCCAAACTTGCCGTTCCCGATGCTTACAGGGATACCCGTGACCGCTGAGGGGGTTGCTGAGAACCCCCGTACGATTGAGTCTGCCATTATTCCCCCTTCTTCGCAGGTTGCTTAGCCATCTCGATCAGCTGCTGACGCTGAGCAGTCAGCTGGGATTCCAGGGCGTCTATGATTTGCACAACCTCGTCGAACGGAAGTCGGCCGAGGGCTCCCCGGATAGTGGGGAGCCACGCGGCCTTGACCTGCAGCTGGAAGAGATGTTCTGGGTGGACTGTTATGTTCTCTTGTGCCATTGCTTTCCTTCTTTCGCTGCGTCGGCTTAGTAGCCCTCGGAGAACCACCAGACGGTGGTCGTGTTGCCGCTAGCGTTGTAGAGTGCAACTCCGGTAAGCGACGGGGAGATCGCTACCGAAACTGCGTTCGTGGCGGTTGGTGTGATGCCAGCCGATATCACGGAAGTCGTGTACGACTTCGGGAAGGTAATGATCACGTTCCCGCCCGCGTTCACAGTTGCCGAACCGCTATACCGGATGCGACCGTCGTGGTAGCGAATCTGGTTGTAGTTCGTGTTGACTGCGAAAGCTGACCGTTGGCCCAGAGGTGCGTGAGTTGCGCTCCACCAGCAAGTGGATCCAGTTCCGATGGTGGGTTCCCCAGATCCGTTATCCAGATCGTATGAGAGGAAGTTGTTGTTCACTGCAGGATAAGCGTCAGCTTCAGTCCCGCGAGAGTACAGACCACCGTTACCAAGAGCCATCTGCAGGAACAGGTTTGTCCGGCATGTGTAGTTCACATTGGAAGAACCACACAGGATCATGCCGTAGGCTGTAGACCCAGGCATCCGGAACAGACGCATCCCGTAGAAGAGGTTCGTGTCGATGTCGTACAGAACCACCGCCGGATTGTAGTAGTTACCAGACACCTCATGGATTCGGTTCATGGAGAAATTACCGTGAACCAAGCCTGAACCAGCGTTACCGTCGCAGATCAGGAATGCCCCCGTTGAGGAAGTTGTCTGGTAGCCGTTAATCCAGATGTCGTTCTCCTGGCAATCGCTGTACTCGGCGACAGTGTTGCTGCAACCGAAGTAGACGATAGTTGTGGAGAAGTTGGAACCTGCCAACTTGTAGAACGACTCCGAGCATGAATAGATCGAGAGACCTGTTCCCGCCATGTTGGTGCCCTGCCCCTGCAGGTACACCTCTTGGAAGTTACAGCCTCGCAGGGTGGAGGTACCCGACGGATTGATCATGAACATGGTTCCGCCTGCAGCACCACCCCATTTGACAATGGTTGGTGCGCGTCGGGCGCTTGTGTCATGTTCACCACCCCGGCTCACACCAAGGATGCTAACCCCAATCGTTTGGATCAAGATGGTGCTAGAGATCACTGTGGTTCCAGACGGGAATCGCAAGATCCCCCCGTTCTGGGTACCGAGCCAGTTGATAGCTGCCTGGATAGCTGTAGTGTCGTCGGTTGTACCGTCGAACTTCGCGCCGAACACCTTCGCCGAGATCTCACCCTGGAATGCATCGTAGCACCAGCGTCCTCCGTCGCTTGCGACGATGATGGTGCCCCCGTTGTCAGCCGACGAGGTGTCACTTGCCACGTACACGTAGACCCCACCACCGCCATCACCTGCAGCATAGTAACCAGCGACAACGGCGGAAGAATAGGTTGAGCGGGAAACTGAGCGCAGGGCAGAGATCGAGCTCACAGTAGCCAACGAGCCAGAACCACCGCCACCACCTGACGGAGTCGACCACCCGAAACTGGAGCCATTCCAGCCCAGGTAGGTCCCCGATGTTGTCGGTGCGGTGATGTAGCCAGTCGTGCCGGTCGCGGTTTGATACACGACCGTGTTGGTGTTGCCCCCAGAAAGAGAAACAGCCGATGCGATGACTGTGGTACTGGTGTTGGTGGAGAACGCAACGATTTCAACCACGTCGTTGAGGTTCGTGCTGGTCGCCAGAACAATCGAGCTTCCACTGGTTGCAGTGTAGTCCGATGCTGGAATCAAGAACCCGTTGACGAACACCTGAACGTAGCCAACTGTGTAAGACGCGATGAACGTAGTCTGACCAGCAGTGGCTGTGTAGGTAGAACGGATATAGGTAGCAGTCGATCCACCACCGCCGCCACTGGCACTCAGGGTTCCGCCTGAGTAGGTGAGGCCGGAGCCGATGGTCACGGCTGAGAAGCCACCAGCACCGTTACCGGCAAGCAGGGTGCTTCCTGATGTAGGGGGTGCGTAGTCAGTTCCAGAAGTAGCGGCCACCAGTGCACCACCCGAACCCTTCAGGATACCTGAAGCAGTCGTGGAAAGTGTAATCGCCGGGGTCGTCGTAGCGTTGATTACCGAACCGGCGAATCCGTTAGCCGAAGAGACCGACACCGAGGTTACGGAGCCGGAACCAGAGCCACCAGTGGACGAGAGGGTGCCACCAGAGAAGCTGAGCCCGCTTCCAACAGTGACGTTTACGAAACCACCCGAACCGTTGTTTGCCAGCAGTTGAGAAGAAGTCCCCGAAGGTGCAGCAGCATAATCAGTTCCAGCTGTGGCTGCAACAAAGCCCGTCCCGTTGGCCTTGACCATACCTGACAACGAAGTGCCGATACGGAGGGTCGGAGTTGTCGAGGCAGTAGTCACAGTGCCGGTCAGGCCGTTTGCATTGGTGAACGCAAACGAAGTGACGGTGCCACTGCCTGAGCTTGGGACATAGCCGAGCGCATTCGTAACGTCCAGGCTAGTGAGCACCACAGTGCCAGAACGTGAGTTGAACGAGGAGACTCCAGAGCCACCGGCATTTCCCCACACGGGTGTGAAGCCGGGACCAGCAGAAGTCAGCACCTGACCTGCAGTTCCTGCAGAACCATTCAGGAGCAGAGGAGCTGACCCGGTGCTCAAGTTGAGGGAGCCAGCCACGCTCAGGCTGGTCAACGTCCCGACTGACGTGATTGCGGGTTGCGCAGCGGCTGTCACTGAAGCGGCAGTACCAGTTGTGTTCTGGTTCAGAATTGGGATGTCCATCGCTTGGATGTAGGACATCGTCACGTTGGTGCCGTTTCCTCGCAGGTACTGACTCATGGTCACTGCACCTGCCAAGCTGTTCATCGATGCCTGAAGAGTGGTTTGCCCAGTTCCGCCGTTGGCGACAGGCAGGACACCCACGACACCAGAGCTCAGAGGCAGTGCAGTCGCGTTGGTCAGAACCAAGGCAGAAGGGGTTCCTAGGTTTGGAGTCACCAGGGTCGGCGAGTTCGCGTGAACAGTCGACCCAGTTCCGGTCGCAGTCGTTGTGCCAGTTCCGCCCTGTGCAATTGACAAGGGAGTCGTCAAACCTGCCAACGAAGTGATGTCACTGTTAGCACCGGATGCGGCTGCACCAAGATTTGACGCCGTGAGAACGACAGTACCTGTTTGTCCGTTCACCGACAACACAGATGCAGTGAGGTTGGCTGCAATACGAGACCACACTGAGTTACCGAAGATAGCAACGTCGCCGACACTCCAGGAGCTGATACCATTCAGGTTCGTCGTACCTGCAACCGACACCACGTAATACTGACCTGTAGAGCCGGTCGAGCTCACCAGAGTCGGAGTGTTTGTTGAAGCGTTCCACGTACCGAGATACGACAAAGCTCCAACGATGGACGCCGGAAGCTGCGACGTGGGAACTTGCCCCGAAGAGTTCAGGGTTGCCACCCCGTTGGCCGTTCCGAGAGCCGACGGCGAAACGTAGTCAGTTCCGGCTACGGCTGCCGTGAACGCAGAACCACCGTTACCCTTGACCAATCCAGTCAAGGTGCTGGCACCAGTGCCGCCTGACGAAACCGGCAGGACACCGGCAACACCAGTCGTCAGCGGGAGGCCTGTCGCGTTGGTCAGCACGGCGGAGGCCGGTGTACCGAGGTTCGGTGCAGTCAGGGTCGCACCGTTTGCAAGCACGAGCGCACCAGTGCCTGTCGTGCTGTTGATCGTTGATCCCCCGACCACCAGATTAGTGGCGTTGACGGTAGTACCGGTCACAGAGGTTGCGGTCAAAGAGGTGAACGCACCGGTCGTCGGTGATGTGTTACCGATCTGAGTACCGTTGATCGTACCGCCGGTGATGTGAACGGAGGCAGCGTTGAATGAACCAGCAGTTGCGGCAACGGAAGCCAACAACTGAACAACGCCCGAGGCGTCCTTGAAATAGAGCTTGCCGTCAGCGGCGTTCAGCGCCATTTCGACGCCGGATGAGTTTGTAGACAGATTTGCAGCAGACGGAACCGCACCAGCGGTCAAGCTGCCGTACATCTGGATTGTTTCGTACCCTGAAGCGGCCATGAGATGTCCTTTGTTTATGTGAGCATGACTGTGGAGTCATCTGGGACACAGGATTGCGTGCATGTCAACCCTGTAGTTCCCCATAAAATTAACAGTGGTCCTTAGTTGGATCGAACGGATTCAGTGCATTCGTACACACCCAAGTTGCTATCTGGAATCTCCATCCGTAGCCCTTGCCTCTGTAGCGGATCAATCGATCACTCACTGTCCACTCTTTTGGCAAGTCGAAGAACAGCAGAGTGGCAAGTGTGATCTGCGTTAGAAAGTCCACAGTGATCATAATCACAAGGACAGGAGACGCACCTATAAGAACCCACTTGTTGGCGACGCTACGATTGTGCCAGAGGTTGACCGCCGCTAGGTACAGCGTGTAGAACACCAGCAAGAATGTCCACAACCCGAAGACAACGGATAGAAGATGGAAGGCTGTCATTGGTGTACTCCCCTGATAGACTTAGGCAGCCACGGGCCACGAGAATGATGGCATCTGCGCCAGGAACTGTGAAACCGTGGGAAGGCTTTGAGTTCCAGCCTCAACAGCCGCCAGAATCTTGTAGGCCAGCGCGTTGCAGTTGTCCATCCAGACTGCGAAGGCTTGGCCTTCCGCCTGGAAGGGGCCTGCATAGCCTGCACGCAACGCACACGTGATTCGGTTGTCGTAGTTCTTTTCCTTTGCACGGAGATCGAACATGGAATCCAGGGCGGCAGTGTACTGAGCAATCAGTGCCGCTTTACCAGCCGCGATTTCATCGGCTGAGAGCTGATAGACCTCCCAGGTTTGAGTCCACTGAGTGCCAACCAGAGAGTATCCGGTGGAGCGCACGCCCTGTGTGAGTGGGTCGTAGGAAGGAGCCGACGTTTGAGTAACAGGGTCGAACCCAACTTCGTCGAGCACAGCATCTGTGATGATTTCAGGGAGGCTGATGTCGGGGCGGGCGGATCGAATGTCCGAAAAGGTGACGCAGAGGTTTCCAGTTGTGCGATCGCGATACATGATTAGACGTTTCCTGTATTGGTTGATGGGTAAGCTCTTCCGGGTCCCCAGATAATGCGGATGCCCCCGTTGTCGTTTGTGTTGGCGTCACCTATGTGGAGATTCAGTACTTCTCCTGGAGTGACAGGTACGTTGTTGACGTAGCAGAGGCCACCACCCTGACCACCGTTCTTTGTTGATGATGTGTACTGCCAGTAGACTCCACCCTGACCGCCCCCGTAAAGGGGGTCTCCGCCCCCGACAGTGCCGCCGACAGAACCACCAGATCCACCGCCACCACCAGACTGACCACCTGAAGGTCCCGCGACGGTGGCATTGCTGCCTGCATATCCGTTGGTTCCCTGCCCCAGGAGACCGACACCACCGCCATCGGGTGAGTACATGAAGTTGGAATCGGCGGGACCAGCCCAAGCTGCTCCACCGCCTCCACCTCCGCCACCACCCGATCCGGCGGTCGCGGCAGTGCCATTGAACGCTCCGCCGTTTCCTCCGTTCCCAGCATATCCTGCTGCACCACCCCCACCCCCGGCGGCGTAAGTCGCTCCGGTGTTAGCCCCTGGTGTCCCTCCAGTGAAGGCCACGTATCCGGTATAGCCCGCAAAGTTTCCGTTCTGCGCACGGCATATCACTGTCGTGCCGTCGGAGCGAGTGACCGTCGACGCGCCTTGGCCCGAGCTTGAGTTGTACGTGAGATCCGACAGACGACCGGGCTGAACACAAACGACGCATATACTGGTGACACCTGCTGGAACAGTCCACGTTCCGTCGAATACGTTCCCGTTCGTGTAATAACCAAACACGTACTGCCCCTGTACGACGCTTGGGGCAGCACACATGATGAGACCCAACGTGCTCATGCCATGGCCTTTCCAAGGACAACTCCGTTCCAGGTTGTTCCACCATCGTGTGTGAAGAACCCAAGCACGTCGCGACCAGATGCTGTAAGGGTGGGGGCTGTTCCACCTGCCCATTTCACACCGGACCACCAAGTGATAGTTGCTGATCCTCCGTTGGTGAGATCCAACAGGAAGAGGCCGACGGTCAGTGCAGCTGGGACGTTGCTGATGGTTAGCGTAGTGGCACCGCTGATGGTCTTGCTGAAAACATTCCCTGTCGACAGGTCAATGTTGTTGGCAGCCATCGTGACCTTGGTTTCACGCAAGGCGACAGTCGTCAGTGTCTTGTTGGTGAGTGTTTCAGTACCTGATGGTGTTATGAAGTCGGTCCCAGCTGTCGCTGCAACTAGGGATCCGGATGAGCCCTTCAAGACACCCGCCGGAACCGACTGCAACATGGAGGCCATTGTAGCGGCCTGAAGAGTCGTGTACCAAGAGGATGTGCTAGAACCGAAGAGCTCAATATATCCGTTGACCGGCAGGACTACCGGAGTGTTGACGGCCAGTCCATCAAACGAATGCCCAGATGCTGGGTACACATTCAATGCGTTGGCCCCACGATTGATCACAACCGCGTACTTCCCACCGGCTGCATTCGGCAGGACGACACCAGATCCCGCGGCGACAGTCGTTACGACCGCGATGTCCGTCGTTATGGCAGTCGCGGTTCCTTGGGTTGTGCCAGCAGCTGACACCGTGTTGTTGCTCGACCCCAGAAGTCCCGGAGCGGAAACCCCTGGTTGGAGGCTTGTGATATCAGTGTTGGCTCCGGAAGCCGCCGCTGAAAGAGCGGTTCTTGCGGCGGAAGCGCTGGTGGCTCCAGTGCCTCCGTATGCTATCCCCAAGGTCCCACTTGAACTTGCGCCCTGGCCCAGTAGAGTTGCGTTTCGAGCTTGAGTCATTTGAATCTCTCTATTGAAATGTGTGAAGAAGGGGCATGGCCCCTTCTATCACTTGTACTGAGACTGAGATGCGAGAACCGTGTAGGTTGCACTGGCTGTCTTGATGATGGTCAAGTTGTAGACGTCGATTCCGCTCGCGTTACCGGCCGTCGGCGCAGTGCCACCCAGCCACTTCGGGGTCACAGCACTACCGTCAATCTGGTAAGCAGACTGATAGTAAGCAGTGGCCCCCTGAGTAGCCATGATTGCGACTGTGACCGAATCCCCGATGCTCATCGCAGTGTTCAGGGAGGTCCCAGAAGAGAATGCAATGTTGATCGTCCAGTTGTTGGCCGCGTTGGTCGTGAAGTACTGAACCGCACCATTGTTGACGTACACTGTCTGGGTTGCCGACGGTGCTGCCGCAATGATGTTGGTCAGTTCCTTCGCGTTCTTCAGGGCGATAGCGAAGGTCGAAGTGCTGCCACTAAAGGTCTGGGTGTCAGTCCATGTGTTCTGGGCCGAAACCGAGACTGCGCTACCCCAGGACGGGACCGCGCCAGCACCATTCGACATCAGGAACTGACCCGCCGTTCCGGTGAGACCCGAGGCCCCCAGCCCCAGTGCACCAGCACCGTCTATCTTCATCACCTGACCCACAGCGGTGTTGAATACTATGGCCCCCTTAGTTCCTGATCCTGAGGTCGCGGCGGTTATCTGCACGTTACCAGCGGCACCTGAGCCTGAGGCGATACCGCTAGATAAGTTGAGCGTTCCTCCGTTGCCAGAGCCAGAAGCGTTGCCCGCACTGAGGGAGACATTGCCTGCATTGCTAGTGCCCGCCCCGTTGCCACCGTAAAGGGTGACGTTACCACCAGCCACGTTCGTACCCGTGTTGTTGTACCCGGCACTTATGGAGACATCGCCACCAGCAGTCGAGGACGAACCGTTCAGGGTCATGATTGGTGCATAGACCGTAGCAGAAGCTCCGGAATAGATGTTGACACTGCCACCAGATGTGACAGTGTTGCCCGTTCCACCTGTGATCGTGACCGTACCTGCAGCACCAGTTGACGAACCGTTGGAAGCACCCGCGTTGATGTTGATGCTACCACCAGCGCCTGTCGTACTCCCACCGGACGCTGCAGTGATGTTTATGGTGCCACCTTGACCAGCACTGTCACCCTGACCTGAAGATATGTTGACGCCACCTCCGTTTGCCCCAGAACCAGACCCGGCTGCACCACCGCTGAAAGTTACTGCACCACCCGATGAAGAGGAACCTCCATTAACGGATAGCGAGGCCCCTCCGTTGAGTACTCCCCCGGTTGTTGTACCAGACCCACTGAACAGCTGGATGCTCGACCCGACTCCGGTAGCTGTCGTTCCATCCGTGACCGCGTTGGTCCCCTGGATGGTAACCAGCGAGCCAGAAGCGACAGTCCCACTCGAGTTCAGGGCTGCGAGTCCAGGCTGCAACAGGATACCGCCTCGGCGGCGAGCCTGCGCAACAGTCGCGAAAGCAGTCCATGCCGAGGTAGCGCCACCACCAAGGATAGCGACGTACCCGTTGCCTCCCGTGTTGCTGGCCGCACCCGTGCCTGTACCCGACTTGAGCTGCAAGGCGTATCCAGTACCACCCGCGTTATCCGGAGTAGTTACAGTGCCCCCAGACGTGTTGGCGTTGACATTGAATGCGTAGGGCAACGTGAGAGTCGAACCGACACCACTGAAGCTGAAGGTGTTGGAAGGACCAGCAGCTCCAGCGTTAGGGGACAGATAGAAGGTGCCGCTCTGTTGGATCTGCGGAGCCGATGTCGAGTACGTGCCACTGAAGGTGAGAGACGAGCCGTCGGTCGTGATGCCCGACGTGAAGCCAGTCGTACCCGGGGCTGTCTGGTAGAGGATCTGACCAGTGGTGCCCCCAGAAACTGCACTCGCAACTCCGATCGCAAGGGTGCTATAGGCGAAGAACTCGACCAGATCACCAGCCGAAGCTGCAGTCGTGAGCACCACAGTCGCACCGTCCGTTGCCGTGTAGTCAGCAGGGGCCAGCAACCCTGAGTTGACAAACACCTGGAGATAGCCAACCGTGTACGAGACGTTGAACGAAGACACGGTCGTGGCCACTGTGACAGTGGTTCGCGTGTACGACACTGTTGATCCCGTGGTCGACTGCCAACTCACGTTCGTGCCATCCGTTGACAAGAACTTCCCAGCGTTGCCTGTCTGTGTAGGAAGGACCGCGTTAGCAGCCCCAGCTTGAGTGGTTGCACCCGTACCTCCGCTGGCGAGCGGGAGAGTACCAGTCACGCCAGTAGTCAACGGAAGACCAGTGGCATTCGTCAGGGTGACTGCAGACGGAGTTCCCAGGTTAGGAGTCACCAGCGAAGGAGACGTGGCGCGCACAACGGAACCTGAGCCCGTCGATGTCGTCACGCCAGTACCACCAGAGGCCACTGGCAAAGTGCCAGTAGTCAGTGTAGTAGCGGAGGTCGCATAAAGGGCACCACCCGAAGTGAATCCAGTCAAGCCAGTTCCACCGTATGCAGTGTCGATGGTCGTGGCGTTCCACGTTCCGGAGGTGTATGCCCCGTTCCCATTGATGGCTGCAGTTATGGCCCCACTACCGTTCATGATAGCGAGAACCAGATCGGTGTCTGCCGCCGATCCCCGCTGCATCATCAAACCACCCAAGGTCGAGTTCGTGACGATCTGAGGAACGACTGAGTTGTTGTACGCTGACTGCAGGGTAGCTGTTGATATGCCGGCGGAAGCCCCGATTGATTCACCGAATTTTGATACGGCCAGGAATCGGGCGTTGTTCGTGTCGTTCAGCGACGTGCAACCCTTGGTGACACACAGAATCCCGATCAGCACTGCGTTCTGTACCAAGTTGGGGAACACTGTGAATGCTTCACCCGCAGCGCCTCCGATCGCGGCTGCCAGATTCTGGTAGATTGCTTGGCCGTACTGAACTGCGAACGCACCGTTGAGGCCAACGTAGATCCGCTGGCATGTGGCTTGGTTCGTTGACCCACTGATGGCCGTGATCGTACCAGCGACATCGTAGTTCAGGGGATCGATGTTCGTGTAGAGCGTTGCGTTGCCGCCAGTCTGAGTGCGATACAGGAACGACACCGGATTCAGCGCAGCCAGGGGGACTTGGCTGGGGCTGTATGTACTGGACGTGAAGTTGAGGCCGAAGCTCGACAGATAACCCGCCGTCGTGTTGAACGTGAGGTTCGCCCCGTTGGCGTAGGTTGAGATCCCGCTGTTGATGATGCGGATCGGTTGCAGGAATTCTCGGACCTGAGCCAGTGACGAGTAAGCCACATCGGGCATCGGGCTCAGTACGGTGATGACCGTCTTGTTGGCGTGAGCGACAAACCCCAAGAAGATCATCTGACGACGCTGCTGAGGCGTCGGGAACGTGTTCAGGTACTGAAGAGTTCCGGTGTTATCGAGGAGAACGTAAGTCTGTGTGGCTGTAGTCAAAAACGCGGGCGTGATGTTTGTCGCGCCAGCGAAGTTCACTTGGGTTATGGTGGGTGAAGCCGGGTTCGTTTCGTTGTTGACGATGATCCCGGTAGTTGCACCCACGTTGAAGGTTGTGCCGCCGACAGTTCCGGTTATGGCCGCACCAGTCAACACGCCGGTTGACAATGCGTTGGTGGCATACGAAGAGGCAGAAGCCGGAGCGTAGTCGACCCCAGACACGGCTGCTGTGAATGCAGATGTGCCGTTCCCCTTCACCAATCCGGTGATCGTAGTGGCTCCAGTCCCACCGTGAGCAACGTCGACTGTCGATCCGTTCCAGGTACCGGACGTGATGGTTCCGACAGTGGTGAGGCTAGAACTCACAACGTTTGCTGCAAGTGTAGTGCCCGTCAGTGTACCAGCGGCGGCTGTCACTGTCCCGGAGCCACCCAGCGCGATCGCGGTTCCATTGACAGTCACCGAGCTGTTAGTGAGTGCGCTGTTAGGGATGTTGCTGAATGTGTTGGAGCCACCGCTGATGGCTTTGTTCGTCAGGGTCTGAGCTGATGAAATGTCAGCTGCCTGAACACCATTGAGCTTGATGACCCCAGTCCCCTTGGTGCTGAGATTCAGGTCGACATTGGTGTCGCCACCAGCAGACGAAATCGTCGGGCCATTGAGTGTGGCGGAATTGGTGAAGGTCAGCCAGTTGACAGCAGAAGCGGTGCTACTGAAGACGGTGACTGCTTTGGCACTAGCGTCGTTGATCTGGCCGATCTGCGGTGTAGTGATTACCGGACTTGTAGCCAGCACCACACTACCAGACCCTGTTGTGGCAGCCGCGCTGATGGCGGTTCCGTTACCCTGAAGGATGCCCGAGACCGTGGTCGACAGAGTGATGGCCGGTGTTGAGCTAGCAGTCGCAACAGTTCCAGCGAAGCCATTAGCAGACACTACGCTGACAGTAGTGACTGTGCCGCCTGAACCCGTAGCAGTCAGAGTGCCACCCGTGAAGCTCAATCCAGAGCCGACTGTCACGTTTGAGAAACCACCGGAGCCATTTCCGTAAAGGATGGACGAACCCGAAGTTGCCGGGGCGTAATCAGTCCCGGCCACTGCAGCCGTCATCGCGGCCGTACCGTTACCTTTCACCAACCCGGTGAGTGTCGTTGCTCCGGTTCCGCCATTGGCGACAGCCACCACCCCTGTGACGTTCGCTGCAGTTCCAGTCGTGTTCTGGTTCAAGGTAGGAACGTCGCCGACCTGGATGGCCGACATCGTCACGTTGGTTCCGTTACCGCGAAGGAACGAGCCCGCGGTCACAGCACCTGCGAGCGCGTTGATAGCGCCCTGTTGAGTCGTAGCACCAGTCCCGCCGTTGGCAATCGGCAAGGCCGATCCCGAGTACGAGATAGCGATAGTGCCTGAAGAAGTGACCGGGGAGTTCGACACCGACAGGAACGCGGGGACCGAAACACCGACGCTCGTGACTCCATTCACAGGGGCGGGCGACCATGTCGGGGTGGCTCCGGGACCTGCGGAAGTCAGGATTTGACCGGCAGTTCCGACCGAACCATTCAGGGAAATGGTTGTGGTGGCACCCAGACTCAAGGATGTGCTGACAGTCGGGCTGCTGAGGGTGAGGCCCGAGATAGTCGTTGCAGTGGCGCCGAGGGCTACACTGGTCGTACCAAGCGTTACCGAGCTGTTCGTAAGACCAGAATTGGGGATCGTGGAGACAGCAGTGACAGCTGATGTACCGTTTCCTACCAGGAAACCGCTCAATGTGGTGGCACCTGTCCCACCGTTAGCGACGGCGACAACGCCAGTCACGTTGGCAGCAGTGCCTGTCGTGTTCTGGTTAAGAGTGGGGACGTCACTGGCCTGGATCGCTGACATCGTCACGTTGGTGCCGTTACCACGTAGGAAAGTTCCGGCTGTTACTGCACCAGCGAGCGAATTGATCGCAGCCTGGAGACTGGTCTGCCCCGTACCACCGCTGGTGACCGGAAGAGCAGTTCCAGACAACGAAAGTGTCAGTGTGCCGGTCGTAGTGATGGGAGAGTTTGTCACTGTCAGGAACGCGGGTGCCGACAATCCGACGTAGGACACAGTTCCAGTTCCACCACCGCCCCCGGAGACAGTCGTCCAGGAGGGGGCAACTCCAGGTCCACCTGAGGTCAGCACCTGACCAGCTGTCCCAACGGAACCGTTCAGGGTTATGGGTGCGGTGCCAGAAAGCGTCAGGGCAGAGAAAGTGCCCGGAGCCGGTGTGGTGGCTCCGATCGTAACTCCGTTGATGGATCCTCCGGTCAGAGCCACGTTGGTCGGGTTTGCCATCTCCTTGTTGGCCAAGAGTGTGACGTTCCCGCCCGGGTCCTTGAAGTACATCTTCCCGTCAGCAGCATTGACTGCGACTTCCACACCGTTGGCGCTTGTGGTCAGATTCGTTGCTGCGGGGATCGCACTGGCTGTCGTGCTTCCGTACAGGAGGATCGAGGAGTATTTTGGAGCGGACATTGAAATTTCCTATTAGAAAGACCCACCATGAATGCCGTTGGTTATGGCACCCGTTGAAGGGTTGACCGTTATGCCAGTGCTGAAGCCCAGTCCTTGATATCCACTAGAGGATGCGCCTAGCGCAACAAAGAAGTCCGCGTCGGTGGTCGTCAGCACACTGTTCACGTTCGTAGCGTTGGTAACTGCAATGCTACCGATGACTGCAGCCACCTGAGCGCCTGTGGCTGCAGTGAACGCTGTCGTCCCATTCCCGTAGGCCAAACCACTCAGCGTCGTAGCCCCGGTGCCACCGCTACTAACAGGCAGGGCAGTACCTGACAGTGATATGGCGATTGTGCCCGACGAAGTGACAGGAGAGTTTGCCACTGACAGGAATGAAGGGACAGATACCCCGACGCTAGTCACAGTTCCACCGCTGCCCGAAGTGACTGTTGTCCACGTCGGGGCAGCACCCGGCCCTCCGGAAGTCAGCACTTGACCGACTGTACCAGAGCTTCCACTGAGCGTCAGAGCCGTCGTAAAATTAGCACTGGCAAGCGTGAGTCCGGCGATGGTCGTCTTGGTGTCGCCAAGAGAGACTGATGTTGAACCCAACGTGAACGCGCTGTACTGCAGACCCGCATTGGGGATGTTGCTGGTCGTCAACGCGATTCCACCAGCGGTGTTGACGACCGTGATGCCACCACCCCCAGAGATGGTGCCGAGGGTGAATCCAGTGCCGTTCCCTATGAGCAGCTGTCCGTCTGTTGGGATTGTTATAGATCCCGTACCCCCAGAGGACACCGGCAGTGCAGTGCCCGAGAGTGTGACGTTCAGCACACCCGCGCTTGTAATCGGGCTGTTGGCGACAGACAGGAAAGACGGAACTGTCATTCCGACCGAGGTAACGCTCCCAGTCCCAGTGACCGAAGTCCACGATGGTGGGAGTCCGGGGCCAGCCGAAGTCAAGACTTGACCAGCGGTCCCGACTGAAGGCGAGCTGCCTGATGACAGAGGGCCCTGTATTTGAGTGGTTCCTGAAAGCGTACCCTGATTGAGAGTCTTTCCAGTCAGCGTTGGGATGTACGTGAGGGGTACGAGGGCCGTCGAATCGAGTGGGGCAACCCCGTTAGGGATACCCACATCCGAGGCGGCTACGATTCTGGTCATAGTCTATCCTTCTGTTCAAGCCCGAGCAGGCGCCGAAACGTCACCGAGCCGCATGATCAATCCGTTGGGAACTTGGTTTGCGAGTATGGCAGCAGATCCAGCAGCCATCGGCTCTTGGCTCAGATCTGAGTAGAACACAAGGGATGCAGGCGGCACGTCACCAGCGTAGAGCTTGCGAATCAGGTGGTCGCCCAGCGGCACCTTCCAGACCGCCATCTCAGAGAATTGGAAGCCTACAGGGATTTGAGCTACACCATCAGTACGACCTGCAAGCCCAAAATTATTGAGGTACTCTATTGGAACTCCCCCAGCCAAGTTCTCGACGTTCACACCATCAATCCACATTGAATACGCGTCAGCAGCCTGATTGTATCGTAACACTAGTTCACGCATCACTCCGTCGGTACTGATGATGGAGTTTTGGGCTCCAGCCCCACCACCAACGGCTAAATTGTAGACATCCGTGGGATTCCTAACCCGTGTGATGCTGGACGGTCTTTGGAATGACAGGAACGCCGCACCTTTCAACGTATTGTCCCCCACAGTACCTATGCACTTGAATTTAGCACGCAGCGTGATTGAGCCAAAGTTTCCACACACTCCCATATTCAGGGGTGAGAAGGCGTTGCCAGTTATAGGAGCGATGTTGCTGTACTTCCACGCACCGAGACCAGTACGGACCCGGGGCTTCCGCATGGAGCCGTAGGTGAAGATCCCCAGATCGATGGCGTCAAAGAAGTGCTGGTAGCCCGCATCGTTGGGATGCAGGCCGTCACTGCTCCATGTAGTACCTGCTATGAATCCACCAGATCCGTTGTCGAACTCGGACATGTGATCGATGCGATGGTAACCCAGTTGGTCAAGTGCCTGATTTAGAGCAAGCGCTCCCTGGTACTGAGCAGCCGAGTACCCATTCCACATATAGGCACCACGCAGGATCGGAACTGCGTTGATGCGCTCGCAGAAGCTGATCAGCTTGAGGTTTGCCTGATATATGGAGGTCCAGTCACATCCATCGTTGACCGGATGATTGCAGAGTATCACGTGAGTTGGGCGATGAGGTGCGACATCGGTCCAGAATCGGTTGGCCGAAGCAACGAAGCCGGTGCCGCTGATACTACGGTTGATGACCTTCCAGCCTGCACCCAAGGCCGTTGCGAGTCGACCAGCCCAGCTTGTCGAGGGGGATGCCCATCCATTTGCGGCCGAGGGGTCGCCAGAGTACGTGGACGCCCCAGACCCTGCTCCGTTGCTGGAGCCAAGAATCACGACCGTTCCAGTCGAGGCCATCTGCGCATGTTGTTGAAGGTGTTGGTCTGTGGAGAACGGTGGCGTAACTATTGGAAGCATAGAATCCTCTGTGTAAAGGTATGTAGGTTACGAGTAGGGCGGTTAGCCGAGTGGTGTGAAGCTCATAGTGATTGGTTTGTTTCCAGCCACCGTGAACGTATCCCCTGCTGCCGTTGACTGTGCCCAAAGCTCGCACGTAACCGCTTGAGCAGATGCACAATTCTGTACGAATTCCAATGTGGCAAAGCCGGAAAACCCCCCGGTCGGTGCAGTCAACAAGAAGAAGTACGGCTGACTCAGAGTTGTGCCATCAGTTGTTTTGAACTTGGGGGCAAAGATGATTGAGTGTCCCCCGATCACGTTCACCCAGGCCGTCAGTCTACACAGAACATTGCCGTTGCGCGGCCCGACGTTTACAGGGCAGACGGCAGTTGAGTCCACAAGTGCAGCTGACGTTCCAATAGTAGAACTCGTTATAGATAACAGGCTGACAGCAGTCGGCTTAGTAGGGATGTCCATAGCCGCGAACAAGGCGGCCGGTGCCTGACTCGCGAACACTTCCTCAGAAGATGCCCATGTGCGGCCAATGCTCACGATGTCATCTGTAGAGCCGTTGAGTTGATAGAATTCAAACCCCGGCCACGTACCTGCTATTGAACCGATGGCGGCGTTCGAAATGGTTTGCACAGAGCCATCAGGCAAGCGCAGGAATGCTCGGGAGTTCGATATGTCGAGGGCGACTTCTGCGGTGTAGACGACGCCGACGGAGAGTGGTGTTTTGAAAGCCCCGGCGGCATAATTTGTGACAGGACCATCCTGTACCAGAATAGTGTCCGCCGACCAGCCCCACCTATTGATTGTGAAGTGCATGCCAGTCGGTGGGACATGCGCCGGACCCGCGATGTTAGCAGACCAAGGAGTTATGTTGATGGCACCGTTCAACCCACCAGAGCCTGCTGTAAAAGAAAACTCCGCACCCATTCGGGTAACCGGACCCGGTAACTGCCACGCGCTGTACCAGGCCCTTTGACCTGTCCCCGCGCTTGAAGACAAAAAGTTCCCGGATGCGACGACAGGCGCTCCGTTGCTACGGAAATATAGAGGGATACCCGCGAATGTTTTTGTAGGAGCAACACCTCCGGACGGCTTGACATAGTCAAAACGCCCCATGCTGGCATGCTGAGCAGCATGCTGCACCACGTCAAAAGGAGCTTGAATAGTTGGGAGCATGTATATTCCTTTAAATCACACGACCACGAAGGTTCCGATCAAGTTGCCTTGCATATCCTCAAGGGTCATCGTGTTGCTAGGGGGTCCGGAGAATGGGGTGACAACAACCCAGACCGCGCTAGGATTGGTGTCGATGGGGGTGCCGTCAGGCATCTTGAATCCCGAACGGAAGACCGTAGCGTTCGCGGCCACAGTCTGTGCTGTCTGGTTCTCGAGAACGATCTTCACATTCCCGAGCGGTAGATAGCTACAGACGTTTTCGTAACTCAGGGCAGGCTTCCAGAAACCGTCGGTGTCCCGGTAGTACATACCGGGTTCTTGGGCACCTCGTGGGCGTGTCAGCACACAGAGGTTGACATTGAACGGAACCTGCAGGAAGTCAGAGACCCAAGGAATGTCCGAACGTGTGCAGTTGGTGCCGTAACAGAGCTGGGCCTGTATATAGAAATTTGGATTTGTCATTTCTTGGATCTCGGGTTGTCAGAAGCGCCAGGTCAGCATGAGGACGTCCGTGTACTTTTGGATTCCTGTGTACTGCATGCGGAGTCCCTTGTTGAAGTAGCGCTGAATTGAAAGATCGAAGTCTTTGAACCGGACGAGACCGCCCACAACCGCACCAGGACGCAGACCGTTGTTCGAGTCAATGTCGAAGTTTTGAGGCTGGGCCGTTGGTGATGCTTTCCACCCAGTAACAGAAACACGGGAGATCGGTTTGAAGACGAACACTCCGCCGAACACCCCGAACTGAACTGGGCCATTAGTGTGCCATTCTGCGGTAGCCTCAATGCCGTTCGTGCTCCCGGACCAGACGTATCGAGCAAGGTTGCAGCCAGTCGGCACGCAAGTCTGGGTGACAGGACTGTAGTCTTCGTCACGATCTGCGGCAATGGCGTTGCTGTGGTTGACCCCGAGGTTCACATACGCTACGTGCCAGTTCCAACTATCGTTGATCTTGTCGGTGACCCCGAGCTTCCAGGTAGCGTGCTTCAGGTCCAAGGTGTGCTCGAACCCTTCCTGATACCAAGTGCCGTTTCCCATGGTCGTGGTGTAGCCACTTCCGATGCCGACCTCCCACTGCCAAGCGAAGCACAGCATCGGCGTCAAAAGAAACAAAATTGAAGCAATGATTTTTTTCATTTTATTTACTTTCAGTACCAGCCGGCCTGATAGCCGCTTGGTGGAGTATATGAAAAAGCAGACGCGCCGAAGTTTGCAGTTACTTGCTGAGGATTATTTTGAGAACCAATCATAGGATAGTAAGTAACTCCAGATGTCAAAGTAGATGATGGGGATGTATATGCAAGAGAATTGTTTACGTAATATGCAACGATTCCTGCATTCAGATCAACCGCAACACCTACCAAGCCACCAGAAAGATAGTAAGGTGAGGCATTTACGTATCCTCCATTGTGATAAACACGACCCTGGCCCTGTCCATTGATTAGGTTTGTAAATCCCACACCACTCCCAGAGCCTGGGAATGGGTATGTCAGAGGTTCTGAAGATGAACCGACTCCAACAACAATATCCGGGTTATTGGTGCTCTGAACAGTTGTCATGGAAAGTTCAAAATAATATTTTCCAGTTGATTTTCCAATATTTGCACGAACATATGAAGCTGCTGTCGATGATGTCGAAAGAGTCAAATTCCCATTGCTGAGATTGATACTAGAACTCTTATCAGATGGATTCCAAGTGGCATAAGAAATTGGTTTTTTCACAAAAAGACCAAAACCTCGGCCAGAGGCTGCCCCGAAAGTAGATAGTAGTGGCATTCTTTAACTCGGTTGTGCATGGATTGTGGAATGAAGCGGCTCCCGTTGATTGGGAGCCGGCTTTTCACCTATCGTTTATGATGATGGCACCACCGACGTGCAAGGCATGACCGTTGGCTTGAGAGCCGCTAGCATTTGCCTGAGCACATCTCACGTAGTGCATCGAGCCCGGCCCGAACAAACTACCCCGGGTGTAGATGTGATAGTTCCCACTGACATCCAGAGCTAGAGTTCGATCTCGGTCGCTGTAGAAGTCGGTGAGCTTGGTACCCGGATTACCCGACAGAATCCATGCCACTCGACGGCCTGTGCAGAAGACCCCAGCCCAATCGTTCAGCGTGTCAGTAGGACGACCCAACAGATTCGATCGGCTGGCTTCAGCCGGGAGCCAGCTCCCGTTGTAGGTCAGCTGCTGATACGGCACGAGATCATAGTCAAAGGTCAGGGCAACCAAGGCAGCGATCTTCAGAGTACCGCTAGTGACCATGAGTTCGTAGTTGTCTCGACCATCCGGGGCTGCCGAAGGCGTCGCAAACTCCGTGGGGGTGTAGATCGGCACAAACCACTCATTAGCAAAGGGTGGCACGCTAATGTTGATGGTCTTCTGAACTGATCCGTTGAGCGAAACCGTGAAGGTACATGCGCCGTCAGAGACATCGCGATAGTGGATCAGGGCAAACCCAACTGGGCAGACTCCGGAAAGCTGAGCTCGTTGACCCGTTGTCAAGGTCAGAAGATCCTCACTAGCACCTACCAGACTGGACCAGCGCCGTGCGAAGGATGCTGATCCCCAAGGGTGTGCACCCAATGTACCCTTGTTAGGGGAGTTGTTGAGTGTGCAGAACTCCAGTTTCGGGAGTATGACAAAGGCGTCTGCCGGGGTCTTGACATCTGTCACAACCCGGATAGGGGGCATAGGTTTGGCCTCTGCGGGGCGATTCGGAATCGCGTTGAAGGCTGTCGGAGGAGTGACTTCTATAACCGAGACGTTCGTGATTGTGAAGTTCGCAGCGGCTCCTTGGGACCAGGCCAGGATTTGATAGCTGGACCCACCGCTTGCAGTGAACTGAACTGTCTGCGTTCCCGGAGTCGATATGTTCAAGGTCTGCGACGCGCCATCCCAGGAATACCCTTTGGTCACACCTATCTGGAATTGACCCGATGCAACCGCAGTGACATTAAGGGACAGGGTAACTATCGACCCGGCTGTGAAGGCACCCATCTCGTAGATAGTCCCGAGTCCGGCAGCGCTGGCTACGACGTTGAGCGCGCCCCCAATGTTTGAGATAGTCCCGCCAGCGTAGCTAGCCCAACCGGCAGTTCCGGCCGTGGAGAACGAACCGTTGCTGACGCGTTGAACCCCTGACCCGAGTGGGTTGACGCCAACACTGAAGACTGAGCGCACAGCCCGAGCCCATGCTTCGTGGCCGTTAGCCGGGAGAAGACTGGAAGGGCCAGAAGGGGTTCCGCTCGCTTGGTGGATCGCATCTGCGTAGATCCCGACACCACCCGCGCGGAGATAAGCCTCAAACACGTATGCTGCAGTATCGGCCAACTCAACTCCGTAGAGGTCAGCGACTCGCATCACCTCAGGGCCGTCAACGTAGAGGCTAGCGCCAGACATGGTTGAGTAATCTGTGCTAGGTCCCTGCGGGTTGTCGGTCACCATAATGACTTCGACTCCAGCTTGACGCAGCTTCCGAGCCAAAGGTTCAATGGTTTCGAGTCGGTAGTCACCGCCGTTGGCCAGACACCCGATGACGACAAGATCGACACCATCGAAGAGCGTTGACCTTCCGTAAGGCGGAGACACCAACGTAGAGAGGCCACCAGCGGCCGAGGGCGCACCAGACTGAGCGTAACCAGATGCCGTGTGATACGACGACAACCCAAGCTGAGCCAACTGATATTGATTGGGTGACGCACCGACACCCGTGTACTTGGTGGTGATCGTGGTCGGAACCTTGTATTTGTCAACAGTACCGGAGCCGAACACCATCCCAGGCCAATCAGTAGATGCGCCACCAGATTGCGTGAGCGACGAACCCATGATCACCACACTGATCGATTGACCGGCCAGGACCTTGGCCATCGTACGGGGGATGCGGCAGGCGGGCACGACTGGTGTGATCTGCTTCAAGTCAGTGATGGTGCTGGATGTGCACACAGCACGAGCCACCGGAACCCAGCCACGATGACCGAGGCGGGGCAGGCAACGCAGAACGTTGCTGAACAGCTCGACACCGACATACCAAGTACCGGCGGCGGGCATGATGATAGAGCCGCCCGAGAAATTCAGGCCGCCCACAGAGAATGGCGAAACGGTGACGGTCTTCCCGGATGCGCTGCAGATCGACATCCCGAGAGATGCGTGATGCTGCGCGTGTTGATCTACCGAGAACGACGGCGTTATTGTAGGTAGCATATTTCCTCTCGAATCTTGTTGGGTCTTAACCCTTTAGCTGACGATAGCGTGCCATGGATCACCTGGATTGAATCCTGATATGGAGATCCACTTGTAGGGCAG